TCCAGACGTAGGTGTTTGCAACTTCCCGAAGCATTCCACTCAGGCCAGCGCGAATCTCATCGTCAGTCAGCCCATGATGCGCCAGCGTTGCCGGTTCGTTCGCTCGTTCGAGTATCGCTATTCTATTAGGGAAGTGGTCGTTTTAATGACGCTCTGTGAACTTTTGGGGAAACCAGCGTCTATGCGGGCTGTTGAGATGGCTTGTCTACAATCGGTGCGGAATGTGAATCGAGAGACCGCCCAACTTCTAGATGACCCGAACTCGGAAGTCTAGCATCACACCAAAAAGAAGCCGGGTCGCTGGCTTGAAGCCACTTCATCGCGCGTTCTAGAACGCTAATCCGACTGCATATAGTCGGATGTTTCTGTGTCTGTAAATACTCCAATAATCCCTCTACCTCAGGGTCGCTCGCTTCCACTGTGAGCCGGATCGCCATAGACACACCTCAAAGATATAACTACCACAACCCTTAGGCCAACACACTACCTTGCGGGGAAAATCTTCAATTTTTCTCAAAACTGCCCGCTCAATCCCGCCACTTCCCTTCAAATCCCACCAACGCAAAATTAAGACAGTACCCAAGCCCATTATGAGGAATTTTCCTCGTCCCACAGCACAATCCGTGCTCGCCTCGTCGGCAGCGCCAGCAGACTTTGGATGTGGGTTTCTTCACGCGGCGCGCTCCAGATCCGAGCCGGTCTGGTCCATGCGTGGATTGGAGTCGTCGCGGTACAATTCCTTGAAATCCTTGAAGCGATAGCTCCAGTTCGACGTGTCAGCCAGAGCCGACCACCCGCCCAGCGCCTGCACGGCGCGGAGGACAGCCGGCGGAACCAGGGGGATCGGCGTCACCTCGGCCACTCCATCGCGCAGCACAACCTTCTCTTCGAGCCGGTAGCGGCCCTCCGGGTCCAGGCGTGCATGGTTGAGGAAAGTCTGTGTCGCGAAGTCCCAGGCGGCGGCCACCCGGCTCTGCGGCGGCTCGTAGCGCAACCCGGCCATCTCTCTGATGCGTGCGACACTGCAATCCCATCGGCTCCGGCTGACGGCAATCGCATCTCGCACGGCCCTCAAGAAGCGCTCTGAGCCTACAGCGGCCACCACCTCGGCCAGAAGTTCAATGCGCAGCCTTGCCGCGGCATCGCTCTCCGGCTGGTTCGTCGGGAAAAACTCACGCACCATAGCGAGACCCACGGCGGCCATGCGCTCGTTCTCAATTAACGAGACGCTGGAGTTGTTCCCTCTCTTGAGTAAAGCCGTTGACGGGTTTTCTTGCCCAGGTTGCTTCGTCATGCTCGTACCTCGCTTCGTCAAAAAACTTGGCCGGCGCCGGGACGTATTGCATCTCATCCACTGGCCAGGTTGAGACCGCATCCCTGTAAGCCGTCACGCGCTCACTTAGGTAGGCCTCGGCGTTCACCTCTTGTTTGGCATAGCCGACGCGCAGAGGATTCTCTTCCATCCGCTCCAGCGCCTTGTCAATCGCGTTCAGCGCCGGCACGAAAGCCGCCACCCGGTCGGAGAGCACGTTGATCCCTGGCATCTTCGGGTAGAGCGCCAAGATGCGCACGCAGGCCTTCAAGCGCTTCGGCATCGCGGCGGCCTGGGCCAGCGTCACTCGCAGATAACGCATCTGATGCAGCCATGTCGCCATCAGAGGGATGAATTTCTGCTCTCTGGCACCCATCTGGACGCGCGCCTCTTCTGTCTTCATGCGCAAGAACTCGATGGCCTCGGCCTGGGTGCGGGGCGCGCCGTCGATCTCGCCCATGCAGATGCGGTTCAGGGCTTCACGGATGCGGCGGAGCGCTTGCGGCCGGCCTGTGCGCCGCGGGTAGGCGTTGTAGATCGAGACCGGGACGGTTTCGGGGTAGTCGGCGGGTTCGGCGAAGAGTTCGGTCATATCTTTTCTTTCGCTTTCTCTCGAAACTGCTCTAATGTCAGACCCCTACTCTTGAGAGCATCTTTCAATGCAAACTCAAATACGTTACAACCGGGGTCCCCGCCAAACATCTGCGCGTATTCATGAAAGTCTCCGATGAATTCCCTCTCCCAATCGAAGAATTGTGCTGCTTGGCGCATCGCCTGCGCGATTTCAGGGATATTCATACACTCTCCATCTTTCTCACTGGCACGCCATAAGCCCATGACAGCGACTCAAGTCCCTCTTCGAGCAACCACAATTCCTTTGGATAAGCGAACTCCGAGCGGAACCCGTTCGTGCATTCTATGACGCGGCCCCAAATCTCAACCGTGCCGACCACCTTCACGTTGTTGGCGTAGCCCTCCAGCACCTTCACCATATCCTCGAACTTCTTGAAGGACCAGTAGCCGCAAGCGCATTTCATTTGCGGGGCGGGATGATTGTGGTCTCGGCAATCTGCCTGCTCTGCTTTCTTTGGCCGCCATGTTGCATCGGATCCCAGCGCCGCAAGCCGTCCATTGTCGATGTCCCAGCCACGCCAGGCGGTGATGGTATGCACGTAGTCGGGCGACTTGACTGGCTCCGGCGGTTCCGGGTCGGCGATCTTTGCGGCATTGACGCACTTCAACTTCTTGATCTTCCTGCCGAGCTTCGCGTAGGGAGTTTCGGTGAGTGGTGCCACGCTAGGATCTGCGCCGGGCGCGTAAGCTCTACGCAGGATGCCGCCGTAGGTTGGATACGTTGGCGAAGCCCAGAACGGCATCGATGTAAACGCATTATTCATAATCGCATTCAAGGTGTCCTGCAAACTTCTCTTCGCCCAGATCGGGAACTCCGGCGTGCCCACGTTCTCGTAGTTGCCCTGCTTGGAGATGTCGTACTTGTCCATCTTCTCGTCGAGCGCGGAGCGCGGCGGGGCAACAATCCCACTCGGAGCCTCGGAGGGGAAATGCGTACTCACCTCAAGGCTGTCGAGGATTGCTTCGAGTTTCTTGCGATCAAACACGGGCTGGCTCCTCTTCGGGTTGTCTTTCTGGTTGATGGTCGGGCTCCGGCTGCTCGCGCAACGGCTCCGGCAACTCGATCGGCTCGACGATGATCTCGCGCTGCGGCTCACCTATGTTCATGGTTCCTCCACTGGTATTCCGAGTTTGGCGCAGACTTCGGCATAGCTTCCCTCACACCATCTGCCAGGATCTTCTCCGCCTTCGTTGCGCATGATGATGACGCATTGATCGGGCTTCGGTGAGGATACTGAGGCCACCTCGCGCGCATCCACCACATACTTGAAGGTTCCCATCTTGAACCACACCCAACGCGGCTGCTGATTCGCTTCCGCCAACTGCCCGGCGATCTCGGCCAGCCAGTAGCAGACGCCGAGCATCATTTCTTCCTGGCGCTGAATGTCCGACTGGCTATCGACAGACTCACGTCTATCCATGTCCTTGGCGATGGCTTCTTGCCGGGTACGAATTTCTGATGGGATCACTGAGCCACACTTTTGGGTTTCTTTTCGGGTTTGGGTTCGTCCAGGTAACGGACAAATTCTACACTCAAAGGCACCTCCCGCAACCACCCTCCTTTCTGTGCGTGTTCGACTATTCGGAGGACTGCCGGTTTCATACAATCTCCGCAGTCCGGGCAAACTATCCAAGGGTTTTTGGGTGTTGGGGAAACCGCCCAGGCCGTCCTAAGAACGTGGTGATTTGTCAAACAAGCATATCCCGACTGAAATGATTCTTCTGTCTCGGGTTCTTTCTTCGGCTTTTTATTCCACCAGGTCATGTTTTCCTCCACATCCGTAGTCTACTACTTCTTTCAAGAAGTCCACAAACTTGTCGCTCCCTTGCAGGATCAGTTCGTGGAACTCGTCGGGTTGCATCAGCATGTGTCTCCTCAGAAACCAGCCCCAGGGAGAGTTGTTGTCCTCTATCCGCAGGTCGAGGGGTCCGGGTTTGGTGCCGTCGATGACTAAGCGTTTCATTGAGACTCCTTGTCCATTATCCGGACGGGGTTGATTGTGCAAGCGGCTAAATCATCTGCGATCTCATCAACATCCTTTCTGCCGTGTGTTCGTTCGATAGACAAGGGAGATTGATTTTACAGCCAAACTCCCACTTATGGGAAGATTCAGGGAAGAGTTACTCGCGGGACTCCATCATCCAATCGGCCATCTGATATGCCAGCCCCGCTGTTGATTGATGCGCCTGCACTTGCGGATCAGCTAGCATCCCGTTCAGCGCCGCCATCGCAAACTGGTCGCGCAGAGTGGCCATCTCCGGCATCGGCGTGTAGGTTATCTTGCCCGGCTGCGGGTCGAGGTAAAAGAACTTGGCATTACACTCGTCGCAATGGTGCGCGCCGTCCGTGTTGCGGTAGGAAACCTTGACCGGCTCCGGCACGACGTACATTCGGCGCTGCCACTCGGTCAACATAGTTCTCGCTTGATCTTTTTCGATGCAGGGTCGGTAACGCGCAAGCGATCTTCCAGTTGCCCTTATCAGGTTAATCAGTTCGTCACACTGCTCGTCGCTCGGCACCCTTGGGTTCTCAGACTGCCAGCGCAGGGCCGCTTCGAGAAATTCCCAATACGATGTGATGTTTGGCGTATTTGCCCAATCGTCAAGGGAATTACCCGCAGCCACTCTCATCCCTTCCGGTAATACAAATCGCTTCTCGCTCATGCCGTTACTTTCCTCCACCTGTCCCTGCCGCCGACATATATGTCGCGGACGCGCTCAACGTAAATGGTTGCACCAGGGTATCTCTCACGAGCCCAATCAATAGCTTCAGTTTGGGTCGGAAAGACTGCGCTAGCCCTTTCTGATCCTGGCCGTCTTACCGCATAGTCCCCCTGCTCACGTCTTTCGATATACAGTTCGATCTTCCTCATGCGGTCCTCCGCTGTGGCAGCATCTCCACAATCTTAGCGTTCTCGGGCCGCAGATGCTCCGCGCTGTCCCGGCCGCCATAGGTGTTGATCGTCGTCGCGATCTTGGCGTGACGCATCAAGCCGCGCTGCGTCTCCATATCGATGCCAAGAGTGCGCATCATGGCGCGGTGCGTGTGGCGGAAACTATGAAAGCCAAGCCCAGGCAGACCGATGCGCTCACCAGCCGGCTGCAGGTACTCTGCGCGGAGCCAATCTCGATCCAGTGGCCGCCCCGTCCGCTCCGAGCAGAATATCCAGCGGCTCTTCAACGCCTCGTGCGCCTTCCAGCCGCGCAAAATTTCAATAAGCGCGTCATGCAGCGGCAACGTGGCCGCCGAGGTCTTGCTCTTCGTGTCGTTGGCCTTGCCGTGGACCACGCTGCGCTGGATGTGGATGGTTTTGGCCTCGAAGTTGCAGTCTTCCCATCGGAGGCCGAGGATCTCGCTGACACGCAAGCCGAGCCCTGCCGCCATTTGTACCATGACTTTCACGACCTCCGGCAACTGCGGATCGTCGAGCAATGCCTGGTACTGGTCAAGGCTAAGGATGACGAGTTCCTTGGCGCGCGTCGAGGAGCCCTTCAAGCGGATGAGATCCATGGGATTCCGATCAACTTGAGCGTGACCCCAGAGCATCGCCTTCTCGATAAGCAGGTGGAGCAGGTTCCGTACTTGGCCGCGGTAGAGCGCCGACACCGGGACGGCCGGGCCGCGCTTCGGATGGCGCCCGATCACCGGCAAGTCTTTCAGCCAGGCCTCGACGGCCAGAACTTCCCGGCAGAAGGCGTCTATGCGTAGACCGCCCCACTGCGCCTCGATCCGCTTGAAGATGCTGCGGTAGCTGGCGGCAGTCGTCTCGCGCTCCGGCGGGCATTCTTTCCAGAATTTCTCGATAAGGTCGGCCATGGTGATGCACTCGACGTTGGAGTTGGCCAGCTTGCGGAAGCGCTCGGCGGCCTTCTCGGCCTGGGCGCGCAGTGGAAATTGCTTGACAGTGCCAACCCATTCGCTGCGCTGGACATCGCCTTCTCTCCAACGAAAACGCCATGCAGCGCCGCACTTGCGCTCGACTCTGACGATCGATCCCTGCTGGAATGAGGTTCGCATCGGTGGTTCCTTTCCTTACTTGGGAAGTGATTCAATAATTGCTTTGATCCATGCGTTCGCTTCGGCATTGTTCTTCAAGTCTTTCGCCCAATACTCCGCATGGTAGGCAACGTTCCTTTCGAGTTCCGAACGCCGTGATTCGATCCACGCGGCGATAGCCTTCTTGCTTGTGTTTGGCTTCTTGACAGCGTAGTATTTAAGGTCCGACAAAGAGATAGTCAACTGCTCTAACATGAACTCTTTGTAGCGAATATGCTCAGGCGTGGGAGGCTTCCACTTCTTCGCCTGAGCGATCATGCGGTTGAGCCTCTTGTTCTCCTCGATTGCCCGCTTTCTGGATTCCTTCGACCGCTCGTAGCTCTCTTTGATAGCCAGGACGGCATTGTCGGCCTGGATTGCGGGTGTAAGAGAATTGAAGGCACAAAGAAGGATCTTCGCCTTCGCTAAGGATTTCTTGTGGTAGTCTCTCAGAGGTACTTCGGTGACCACCTTTCTCATATTCTCGCCTCGAAGACTAACGAGCGCTCCGAATGCGCTCATACACCTCAGCGCGAACTCGCGGAAGGTGATGTTTTTCTCGATCACATCGGCTGTATATCCGGTTGGCATGAGGTTCCTTTCCTTACGATTCCCATTATAAGCACAAAGCGAAACCAATTGCAAGCGTGAAATTAAAACGACGGGCAACTTTACGTCACCCGCCGTCAACTCGTCTCTTCTCGCCGGCAGATGCCGTTACTTGAGGGTGATAAAACTGGTGAAATTGTCCTCGACGCAGATGGCAACGTAGTTCGCCACGGTGCGCCGTTCAACCTTGGCTGCCGTTTCCAGGGCCGCGTACTGATCCGGGTTGAGCTGCAAGAGAACGCCTTTGGCCCCTGCGGGCCGGTTGGACTTGCGCTCCTTCGCGGCACCGGCCGGAGGTTCTGCTGCGGGTGCTGCGGGTTGATGCGCCGAGTTGAGCTTCTCCAGGCGCTTGCTGGCTTCTTCGATCTGCTCTTCGCTGAGCCGTTCCGTGTCAAACGATGTTGCTGTTCCGTTTCCTGCCATTTTCTCTTTCTCCTCGTCTTTGGATTTGTGGTGCGTTGAAAGTTTTGCGCGGTTGTCGAGGTGCTCCGTTATGCGGAATTTCGAGGAATCCATTCCACCAAACTACGCCCAGATCCAATCCGGCACGCATCGCGTTTGGCTTAATCCTTTGAGTTGCGTCCGCCACGCTGCAACCGCGCATCCTCTACAAACTTACCCAAAAGGGAATTACCCCAGAAGGGGATTGCAGAGAAATTAAACCCCTTTGATATTCTTCACTGCGTCCACAACCTGTCCAACCGTCATCGCCGCGGTGATCGCGCTGTCGGGGATTTCAATGTCAAACTCTTCTTCGAGATCCTGGGCAAGTTCGATCAGTTCGATACTGTCCAAGCCAAGATCGTTCACCAATTCATTATCGTCCGTGACGCTTGCAATGTCAATACCAAAGTTGAAGAGAACGCTGCGTACTTGCTTTGAGATTGTGTCCATGTTACCCCCTTGCCAGATTGTCAAACCTTGTTAGACTGCCTTCAAATGCCAACTTCACTACGTCGGTAGGGCCGTTGCGCTGCTTTGCGATGATAATCTCAGCCAGACCCTTCAAATCTTGATTGTCCCTATCATAATACTCTGGCCTGTGGACAAAACAAATCACATCTCCATCTTGCTCAATTTGTCCGCTTTCACGAAGGTCCGACAAAACAGGCCTCTTGTCTTGGCGCTGTTCCGGTTGGCGATTAAGTTGCGCTAGAGCTACTACACAACAATCCAACTCTTTCGCCATCGCTTTCAATGACCTGGATACATGAGCGATCTCCTCTTGCCTGTTTCCAGTCTTTACGCCAGCCGCCATTAGCTGTAAATAGTCGCACACGGCCAAGTCAAGCCTTCCCTCGCGCTGCTTAAGCCGACGCGCCTTAGCTCTCATCTGGACTGGCGTCAAGGTAGGGGAGTCGTCGATGAAGATATGAGATTCAAGAAGATCATTCAACGCAACTCCTAGTTTACGCTTCTCCTCGCCGCTCAGGAACCATCCGTCCATCGCCCGCTTCACGTCAACCCGCGCCCTTGACGCCATAAAACGCCGCTCAATAGACGACCTTGACATTTCCAATGAGAAGAATGCAGCCACTTTATCTGTTCCGCAGCAGACGTTCTCGATGAGGTTCATAGCTATGGCCGTCTTACCCATACTCGGCCGTCCAGCCCAAACCGTCAACTCTTGCTTCTGCAGCCCGCCAGTGAGCCGGTCGTAGTCAATGAACCCCGTTTGCAGCCCCGTCTTGAATTGCGGCTCGGTGTACGCCTTCAAATAGGGATCAAGACCCCCCGCGGCTTCGACCGACTGATAAATCGTCCGCAGTGCGCCAGCCTGGGCGTCTTGCGCGATCTCAAGGAGCTGGCCCTCGGCCTCTTCGAGTATCTCCAGCGCCGTCTCGCCCTGGTCAGCCGCGCGCGCAATGCCGGCGGAGAAGATCAGCATCATTTTGCGCAGGCGGCTCTTATCGAGGACCAGCCGGATATACTCGCCGATCACCGGGCGCCGGGGAAGCCCCTCCGTCAAGCTGGCCAGGTACGCAATGCCGCCGATAGTGTCCCGTTCCTTATAACGGTCGAGCTCCGCAGAGAGCGTCACAATGTCTACCGCCTGGTTCGCGTCCACCAGTTCACTCATGCGCAGGAAGATGCGGCGATGAGAATCAAGTGAAAAGTCGTCCTCGGAGAGCTTTTCGGCGGCCTCGTTGAAGGCGGTTTGGTCGAGGAGAATCGCCCCGAGGATCGTCTTTTCAGCATACACATTCGCCGGCAACCCCTGGTCGAGCGCCAAGTCGGGAATACGCGCCTGCTTCCGCTCTGCCGGCGGCTCAGGCGCTTTGTCGGGAAGTTTGAAGTTTTGCAGGTCAGACACGCTTACCTTTCAGATATTAGGATGTTTCGGATCTCAGAGATCGTCTGGAACTTCTGCATCTTCCCATCGCAAAACACAGGCTTCAACAAACCCTGTCTCTCCTGTTTGCGTGTTTGATGATCGTAGAGGACGTAGTGGCCATTCTCTTTCTCAACGCGAATCAATCCGCAGGCCGACTTCTTGACTCCATTATCCGTTTTCGGGTCTTTGAAGAGTTCCCGTTCTGTGCCATTAACGACTCCCCAGGTTGCCTTGATCGCTGTTCCGAACGTGTCTCGCGTGACGTGCTGGTAGGTGAAGCTGCCGACACCAAAAACGATATTTTCGCTGGAGAATCCGTCGCAATACAACCTCTCCAAGATGTCAGTGGCGCGCTCTAGGCTGATACTGTCCCCGTAAATCAATCCAACGTGAGAGTCAAGGGTTTTGTACCCTTTGCTTGTCTCGGTTCCGCCGAAGACTTCCCATAGAACTTGAACCGCCCCTTTGCGCGCAGGGCTTCCCTCTGGAGCAATGGGGTCGCCGCAGATGATATTGGCGGGGTCACCACTATCGGGCCGAAACACCACCTTGCCATCGCGAATCAATATCATCGACTTCAATTCGCTGGCCGTCTCGGTGAGTACGTGCCAGAAATCCCAGGTGTCGCTCACGATGCTGACAATGCCGACAGGGTAGACTTCGGAAATCAGGCGGCGATATGTCTCCAGTTCTCCAGCTTCTCCACCCATGCACATTACGGAGTGCTCGGTAGCCGGTACGCTTCCACCAATGAAATTTCCATCTCCGTAATACTCCTCCACGTAGTCGATCGCTGAGATTGTGTCGGTTCCCGTGAAGCTCAACAGGTGACCGGCTCCGCTCTGCGAGGCGTCCGTAATTCCGCTCAATCCTCGAAAACTGAAATCGTGTCCCTGCCAGGAGATGTAATCTTTGTCGGCTCCCGTGGTCTCGGCATAACGTTCCAGCAAGCGGCGGTATTCGTGGGCAATAGTCGCACTGGTCATTTGCTTCCACAACTCCGCGCTGAGCTGCGTCTCCAGATAGTTCGTCACCCAGAAGAACTCCGGTATCGTGTTGACGATAGTCCACATCGGAACGCGCATATCAACCCGGCTTCCCTCTGGAAGAGATTTGATGAGAACCGGAAGGTATCCCAGGTCGTACAATGCCTCAATATGCCCAACACTCACAGCACCGGGACCAAGCGAACTATCCATGCGCCGCTGGTACTTCTCTAAAACCCAGGATTTTGGCTTCTGGAAGAACTCGCGATTCCACAGGTCGATCAACAGCCACTGGCAGACGCCCTGCAAACCGAAGAAAACAACCTTGTGGTCAAAATCCGGCAGCACTTGAGCCCATCGATCGCTACGACATGTCCAGTTGGAGTACACGTATTCTGTCCCTTCCGGGTACTGGCGAATATGCCCAGTCTTGTAGAAGTCTGTTGCGTGGGGCGGGAAAATATGCACTGTCACCTCCTAGATGACTGTCAAAAGTTTATGGTTGAGATCAACTCCAGGGAACGGGTTGGCCGTGTACACGCCGTCAATCAGCCCGTTGAACACATCCAATCCTTTGCTGAATATTCCGTGCGTGACGTAGAGGTAAATCTTTCCATTAGTCAGAGGACGGAGAACCTTTGCCAGTTCAATGAAAGTTCGACCACCATCGCAGATGTCGTCGGCAATCAGAAAGTCGCGGTCGCCAATATGTTCGGAGTAGACCACGGTTCCAGTAATCTCTCCCGTATCCGCGCTCCGGATCTTATCTGCTCTAACCATTGGCAGACCAAGTTCCTTTGCCGCTTCCAAAGTCTTCTTCATAGCCCCAGCGTCGGGGGCGACAAGCACCGTGTTGGTCCACGGTATTCGACGATAGAAGTGATGCTGCTTTTTGTTGTGGACGCGATCTAACAGCGCCAAAGAAACGTCGCTGTGAACATCCCAGACAATCACAATGGAAAATCCAAGACTATTGACGATGTCGCACATTACCTTGAGCGCCAACGACTCGCCAGGGAAGCACACGCGGTCCTGCCGGGCATATGGCAGATAGGGACACTCCAAGGAGATAACTCCGAAATCGCCAATCATCCTGCGCAGCGCGTCTGTGAGGAGCATCAGTTCGACCACATGGCTCGGCTCTGTCATGCTGGCCCGTATGGTGAACACTGGAGTCGTCTCTTCTTCGGTCACCTCAAGATTAATGCGCGGCTGAAGTTCCCCTCCAGAAAACTTGACCATCTGGTATGGATGCCTGTTTCCGTAGCTGTCAAAAATTTCAAACATAGTGACCCTTTCTGCTAGTATTCCAATACTACGAGATCTTCGTTTTCCCGCTCACAGTCATCCCGATGCCAGAAACGAAAACTCAATCCGGGGTGCTGAGTTGCGATCTCAATATGAGTATCCTCGACATGGAAGCGGACGGACACTTGTAGTCCTTTGAATGAGTCCCACACCTTACGAATCAGAGTATGAAACGCCTGCGGTTGATGTAGCCCAACATTGACGGCATTCACTCCCCATTCCGCCAGATCTCCGGCAACCTGCGGCGTCATATGTGTCCCATTCGTGTAGAGAACAATGAACTTTCCGCGCGCCTTCATACAAACTTCACGCACACGCTCAAGAAATAACAGAGGCTCCCCGCCTGAGATGCAGATCACTTTGTACTGCGAGAAGTCCAGATGGTCCATCGTTGCCGGACGGATCGATGCGCGGATCTCCGGCAACGTGTCGTTGCAGCAGTACGAGCACTTCAGGTTGCATGTCCATGAGACGAGAATGCGGAGAGTGTCCTTCACTTTTACCTTTCCAGTTGAATCACAATCCCAAAGCAGGGAACAGGCAGGATGTACACCCGGCGCTTCACGCGGTCGATGTACACCCCCACCCACAAATCGCAAGGCTCGAAGATGAAGTAGAACTTCATCCGACCTTCGTGAAAGTATGCTGGCCTTTGATGTCGGAGTGAAGGAATTCCCCGTGGCTGTCGGCGTCGGCGAATGCCTGGGCTTTGTCTGCGGAAACTTGATCGTAGACATAAGTTCCGCCGTGGTGAAAGCGAACGGTCAGCTTCTGTGAATCCGCATCGTAAGCTGCCGAATGGATGTTCTTGGATTGCTTGAGATTGAGAACCTGCTCTGCCATGTTACACCTCCGCCTTTCCGGTTATGACGACTCGCGCCGCCTGGGGCTTACCTTTTGGACCTGTTTCAAGGTCGAACTCGACAATATCTCCCTTGTCGAGCTTCTTGTAGCCGTCCTGAATCAATTCTGAGTAATGGCAAAAGATGTCGGGACCGCCTGCGCTGTTCGACAAAAATCCGTATCCCTTGACTGAGTTGAAGTGGATTACTGTTCCTGTCATGTCGTGCTGTTCCTTTTGTGAACAAAGTCGGCGAACCGCAAGAGCATGGCCGCTTCCTGGTCTAGCTTTGCTGCGATCCGCTCTTCGATCTTGTGGCTCTTTTCTTCCTCTTCCCTGCTCTGTAGCGGAAACTTTCGGCCCATCATTTGCTGTGCCAGTTGATGAGCCGCTTTGCGTTCTGCGTCGGAAGCAGGTGTCCGCGCGTAACCCTTGCGAGATTCGGCCCACTTTGTCTTCTCGTGCGCTTCCTTGCGGAGCCATTGCTCCAGTTCGATAGCCGTGTCCATGCGAACCTCTTCCCTACTTTTGGTTAACCAAAGGAACGCAACTCTCAAGAACCTTCCGTACTTTGACTAGATCGAGATGCTCTTCTTCATCCCGAACCCTGCCCTCCATGTCGATCCAATATGGGGTTTCCAGAAGTCCAGGACCGAGCCGAAGACGATTAAGGGTGTTGACCTGTTCAACCACATTTGCAGGTCCGAGGCCACCCGCATAACCATACTTTCGGTTATCGCACACCATCGGCCACTGATCGGGGAGAGTCCCGGCGCCGTGAGAGCAATCAAACAGCCCAGCGACGCTCAATTTACAATACGATGCGGCATCGAAGATGTGATCATTCACTTGGTCGAGTTGAAAGATGAATTGTTTATGCCGGTGCCGCGCAATCCAGTCAATCGCGGCGCATGTCGAAATGTGCTCCTGGGCGTGTGTGTTGATCTGTACTCGCCCGGCCACTGCCCATATATCTGGTGGAAGAATATTCCACTCCAACTTCCCACGAAGCAAGTCCCGCACCCATTGGCCGCATACGTGCATTGACACTGATACTTCTTTGTTCTCTACTTTTTCAGCGAAGGATGCCATCCACACCCTTGACGGAAACCGCGACGAACCTTCCGAACGAAGAGAAACAAGTATCCCCCATTCGACAAATGGAAACTCAGCCGTCAGATCAACCAGCGCCTCAATTGGCGTGGCGTCATCGGCTCCGGTGATCGTTACTTTCTCCAGCATCTTCTCCTACTTTCCGGCCCCAACAGAGCCAAGTGTAATTTCCTTCCCTACTTCTTCTTCCTGCGCACCGAAAGAGAACCGACCTCCTTAACGCTGAGGCCAGGAACATTAAACGAAGCGCCGAGAGCTCCAGCCAACTTGTTCGCGGCTGAAAGATCCCACTTGAGCAATGCCGCCGCCTGCTGCATATCGTACTTCCCGGCGATCACGGCGCGCATGAGAGCCACGATCGAAGCGGTATACGCTTGATCGTCTTCGATCAAATCCTCGTCCACTTTCCACTTGGTCGACGTGCTCTGCCCTTCGATCTTGGGCGCAGCCGGCGGAACATAGACTGGAGCCACATACGGGCGCGGCACCTCGATGACCGGCGCATCGAAGAGGGTCTCGGCGCGCTGCTCGTCGCCTTCGTCGAGCGCATCTTGCACATCGAGGAGTTTGAGCCGGGCCGCCTCCGCCTCCTGCAGACGGCGCGCCTCGGCATCACGGCGCTCGTTGTCCTCGCGAATCTTCTGCTGCCGGATGCGCTCCTGGGCCTGATCCCATCCGAGGATCTGCGCCTTGACGTGCTTGATGCCAGCCTCCAGCGGCTCCAGACCGGCCTTAACCTTGCCGCCGGTCTCCATGTAGACCTCGTAGAGAACCTTGCGGAGCGGGTCCAGAGCGGCCTTGGTGGTGTCGGCCTTGCTCACCAGCCGGTTGAGTGTCTCGCTGGCCTCCACGCGCTTCTCGGCGGTGTCGATGCGCACGGTCAGCGCCTGCTGGCCCGTCTCGACGTTCTGGGCAATGATCGCCTTGATCTCACCTTCGCGCTCGGAGAGCAGGTCCAGCGCCTCTGCCGCGGACTCAGGCGCGCGCCATGCGGCAAGGACTTCACCGACGGGCTGGCGAACGATGGCGGTCTGCCCAACGTCGATTCCTCCGTCAAGAGGCGTGAATGAGCCGTCTGGGTGCTGGCTGTAGACATCAACCCTGTCCACTTGTGGGTCCGGAAACTTCTCCGGGTCGCCGGGCTGCTTGGACCAGACCACCTCTTGCGGCTCACAGCCAATGCTCCGCGCATACTCGGCCTGCAACTTCTCGAAGGTGATATTGCCAGCGTCTGACGGCGGGTAGACTCCAGTTTCAATCTTCGGTTGCGGGTCGATGCTGTGACCGTTCCAGCCAAACTCACACAGTTTGATGTCTTCGTCCATCACGCTCAGAGACTCGACAGGCTTCGCCTTCGGCGGCTCCGGCATTTGGCTGGGGTCGGCGCCGAGAACTTCGTACTCCCAGGCCGGGTTACCTTTGATCTGCGAATTAAAGAATTTCCCGAGAGACTCAGAAGTTAACGCGCTGTCGGCTACTTCCGGCGCAACGTTTTTGTAGGCTCTGATTTCCTTTGTTGAGAGGAACTCGAAGAGCAGCTCCCATGTTGACTCGCTGTAACCGGCCCGGCTGAACATGCTAGACTTTACCGGCTTCAAGCACTCGTAGATTTTGGTATCAGGCATCTGGTTTCCTTTCCTTGTTGAATCGTCGTTGTTCTGCAATTGCATCCTGTTGGCCGAACGTCTTACTTCCATCGCGAGGATGATACCAGCGCTCTTTGATATACATCCCGTGTTTCTTGCGCGACCAAAGACGCCAACCGTAACTCTCTAGATATTTCCGGTTTGCGCTCATCCCGCCAACTCCAATTTCTTGCGAAGATCTTGACCGGCTTCCATGCGCCAGTAAACATTCCGCAGCGCCGCAATCCCGTTCGCGCTGTCCGACTCGTGATTCGTGTGCTCCGCGCCCAGGTTGTACTTCCCCGTCTTCATCAGCATCAGCGCAAATCGACGCACGCGACCACAGTGATTCGAGCTGAAAATTCCCATTTCCTGTAAGGCCGTCTGAATCGACCAACTCGGTTGCCGACTCGCTGTGCATTTCAATTCGACCAGCCACTTCTCGCGCTTCATCGTTCCGTAACAGTCCGGCGTTATACCCAGGGCCATGCCGTGTATCTTGGTAATCATGCTGCGCTCAGTCCATTCCGGGTCCGGCTTGAAGCCAGTGTCGGAGAGAAAATACATATAAGCCTCAAAATAAGGCATTGTCTCCTCTGTGATCCAGTTTTCGTCCACCTCTCCATACTCATTGTAGGCCGCCGCCAGAGAATGAACCTCGGTTCCGCGTCTTGCTGCGTTCTCTAACACGTCGGGGTCAATGCCGCTATAGTCGGACAAGCCTTGGAGCTTGAGAATTTGAGTCAGCGAAGGTACGAACTTACCCTGCTCATCCAGATATTGATGAGGATCGTCACTGAAGGTGCCGCCGGGAATTTGGAGAATTGCCATCAGTTCACCCATGTATGATGCAGTTCGCATTTCCAGTGGTAGCCAAGACGGCAGCGGCATCTCGGGTCAAGGAAAAGATCAATAGCGTGCTTCGCCATGTTCTCTTTGTCCCGCATCCAATTCTCCCTGTGTTGCTTCGACGCAAACTTCCACTCACCACTGCAATCAATCTTCGTCGCCGTGTAGTAATGGTCACCCGTGTTCGTCATGCCGACCCACTGAGCATGAACCGAGAGCGAGGATTGCGCTTCCCTGAAGCCGGTAAAGTGAATGCTTTGCCACGAACGCCATCCATTAGTCTTGAAGTACTTGCGGTATTGGGTTGCGCGGAGGGTGTAGTAGAATCGAGGGATGATATTCATTCGGGAATCTCCACACTATGCGTCAAATGCCACTTTCCATTCGCCCGCTTGATGTTGCTCGTGATGAACGGAACCATCATGCTCGTCCAATCCGCTAAGCTCACCCACCCGGTTCTGTTGTCGATGGTCAAGCAGTTGATGTCCCAGATGCCTATGTCATGCCTATTGGCTCCGTTGCATCCAACCCAATGCGTGTGACGGTATCTCGCAGCCATCGGCACACCGTCAGCCGTCCATGGACCTTCCCATTGAATCCGGGCAAGGCCATAGTTGGGCCACGCCACGCCGCCAGGAGTTCCTGTGCTCATTCGATAATTCACACCCAGGTTGCGCAGTATCTCCCACATCAACGTCGGGTTCGTGTACCGCTTTAACTCGAAGTCGCCCAGGTGGGGACGAATTTCGTCGAATGCTAGGCCACAGATCGCCATGACAGCAGCAGGGCCACAATTGAAACCCCATGTCTCGTTGGCTAGCTCCGCGCCTTCGACGCTGAATTTTAGACGTCTCATGCGCTCACCTCGACAAACTCCACCGCCTTATACTTGCAGCGGGAAATCCCCTGCCAGCCGTTCATCTTGTCCGCGGCGGCCGTCGCCTTGTCATGGTCCTTGTAGAGATGGTACGGCGTGTAAAGTCCATAAGTCTTGCCGCCGTCGCGAGATTGCTTGATTAGCCAGATGGTCATTGGTATACCGTCTCCATCAGAAGTTCAACCCTCTCCTGCAATGGTGCTGTTTTGTCGCCTTCATAGAACTCGGCCACGTTATCGCAGAATTTGAGGATGTTTTTCTCGCTCCCATCGCCGGGGTTCCACTCGCCAAGATAGTCCGGCCCTTGCAGCCGATCCGCTGAATGAAACGAGCATTGCCCGTTGGGAAGATCAACATAGAGAACCCACGGATAGCCCTTTGTATTCGGGTCCGGCTTCCATCCCCACTTGAAGTTGTACTTCGACGCGAGCATGATGCGGCATATCTCTCCCAGGCTCCAGTTCTTCACATCGTAGGCCGCACCCCGGTACTGGCGACCACGGTATTTTTTGGCAGCCGTCGAGCGCTTCTGCGCGCGAAATAAAGCCACGGCGAGCTGGCCCAAGAAGCCCTTGCCGTTCATCTCGGCATAGTAGGCTTTGGTCACGTCGCCATTGTTTTGGTTGAAGATTTGGGAGGCTTTCATTCCGTTCCTTTCCTTTCGCTCCGCCCGGCCAGAATCCTGCTGCCCCATGAAGGCGAACAGAACTCTGACCCGTGGCGCACTCCACCGTCGCCGGCAAAGCTATTCAGTTTTGATGTCGTACCGCTCCAACTCGCGCTCCAGTTCCTCGCAGCGCAGGCTGTGGTACTGGTACTCGCGCTCCAGGATGGCCTTGAGGTCGTCCACGGCGTTTTCCGCCTTGTCGAGATCAGTGTCGATGCGGTCGATGTACTGCTTGGCCTCTTCGAGCTGCGCAGCCAGGTTCTCGCCTGCGGGCTGAACTGCTTCGCCGGTCAGTCTGTCGAAGTGGATCTGCGGCTGCAAGTGCATGTCGGCGTAGTGAACCCCTTTGAACTTCTTTGTCCGCTTTTTCGCGGCCTTCTTCGCTGGCGAGAGGTCGAGGATTCTCGGTCCACGCTTCGCCGCCTTCTTCGCCGTCGGAGCCTTGGTGGCCGGCTTCCCGGCCTTGACTGCTGCCCAGCGCTTCTTCTGCGCGTCTGCAATGCGCTGCCTGGCCTCGGGGCTCAGGACGCGCTTCGGTTTTGTCTCGTCTGCCATTGTTCGATCCTCTTTTCTTTGGTTTTGGTTGAACTTCAATGCGCAACGGGCTGACTCACGGACCATGGTTTGTGGCCAGCCTTCCTACGCTTTCTTCGCAGGACCAGCCTGCTCACGCGCCATGTAGGTGTCACTAGCGTTTCAACTCGAAGTGCGCCCCGATCGCCGCCGCGTATCTCCCCTTGCGGGAAGGTCAAAATAGAATATCGTCGTCGCTTGTTGGCTTCGCCGGAGCAGGTACAACCTCTGCTGACGGCTCTTCGATTAACAGAGCCTCATCTTCCGGCAAAGCTTCAATCTCCTCAACAAAGCTCACGTTATTGAAAGACGCAAATCTCTCCAGCCGAGTATCACCCGGGTTGGCGCGAAAGAGGTCGAGTTGGTTTTCGTTGGCCGCCCAATAATAATGGCAGGCGCGGTAGATGGCTCTCTCGCCGTTGAATTTTCCGATGCGCAGGTATAGAGGGTGAAGATACGCATTCGACAGGTTTCGTCCTTGAACGTCATTCGCCATGAAATCGTCCCTTTCCTTGAACGGTCTGGTTTGCCGGACGCCGCCGGCTGGCTTACGCCCACGGGCTGACCAAACCCACCCCAGTCTATGCGTGGATTCTCGTCTTACTCCCCGCGCTGTTCCTTGTCGCGCCGCTCGATCTCTGCGGCAAGTTCTTTGTCGATCGCCGTCCAGTCCGCCTTGTGCTCCTGGAAGAACTTCAGACGCTCCTCTTGGTTCCAACCGAGCGCCTCGAATTTGCTTTCGGCTGCGATGCGCGCCGGCGAGTGCGTGTTAGCCCACTGCCAGGCCTTGCCTTCCGGGAGCCATTCGATAAGCGGAATATCTCGGCTGTCCTTCTTGTTGTGAGGTTCGCCGATCTGGAGAGTATCGCGAAGGAAGGCACGGGAATCGTCGACTGTCCAGCCAGAAGCGCGGTAGGCTTTGTAGAACGCCGACCCGCCGCTTTGCCCGATAGTCTCTTCCGCCTTCTCTGCGGCTGGCGCCGGAGCGCTCGATTGCGGCTGCCCTTCGATGGTCTCGCCGGGGTAGTCGCGGACCTCTTCGACGGTTTTGATGCCCTTGAGTGCGTCGGGGAACTGATCGCGCATAGCGAAGGCCCGCGCGCGCATCTGCATCATGCGGAACGGGGCAGTTGTCCAAGGTCCAGCCTTTTTCCAGAGTCCGGCGGTCGCGGCGTCGTCCTGCCCGAAAGTTGCTTTCACGTCCGGCTGGCCACGGCGCTTGATGATACAAGTTGCCTTGTTGTTCTTCTTGATCGTCTCGATGTCGTTCTCTTCGATGGATACGAAGTCTGGATGACCTTTGATGATAGCCAGCGCGCCGTCTCCCCAAAGGGTTGGACGATTGTTAATCACACAGACAGATTGGAGCGCTTGGATTGGAAGTAGGCCGACCTCCATCCCCATCTGGATTGCGACGATGATTGCGCCTGGCCGACCAGCAAAATCCTTCGGAACCATCCCGGAGTCGGCAATGAGAGTTGCAAACTCAATGGCCTCTTTGAGAGTCCGAGGCGCGAAGGTTACTGGTTGTTCAAGTTGTGCGGGTGATTGAACTGCAAGAGCGTTATCTGCCATACTGCTTTCCTTTCTGATTTTTCATCTTAACAATTGCAAGCGTAGTCTACCAAAGCGCCGTTGTCAACCCCCGCTTGCAATTATTTTCAAGGTTCCTTATACTGAACCCATGGCGAAGAAGAAACCATTGACGAGAAGGCACCTCAAGCCGGGGGCAAAAGAGAAGCTGACGAAGGATATGCCCGACTTCTACGCCAAACTGGGCAGCCGCGGTGGCGACAACACACTCAGGAACAACGGCCCGCTCTTCTTCAGCCGCATCGCCCACTTGGCCCACCAGAAGCGCCGCGAGAATGCCGCCGCCCGCGAACTGGAGAACGATGCCAGATCCGCCCGTTGAGTCTATCTCCCTCGCTGATCTAGCGAAGGAACTCGGCGCGAAGGCTGACCGTCTCCCCCCGCTCGTCATCGAAGGATACCTCCACCTGGTTAAGTCCGGATGCTACGCGGAGGACACTTTTGTCGAGAGGCCGGCGGCCGGCGCAAGGGAATGGCTTCGCACCATGTTCGCGCCGCTCAAGCAGCGCCCCATGCTGCCCATCAAGGATGTGGCTAGATTTCTCGAGATGGGCCTGCTGGAACTGCGGCGCTGGTGCTTGCACTTCAACATCCCGATCTATATGGATACCGCCTTCGGGGAGCTGCTCTCGCTCAAGAGCTTCTACAGCCTGCAGAATGGGTTCTTCGATATCCGAAATCCGCTGCGCACTGACCGCCAAGCGCTGCTTGTCCTCTTCTCCTTTGTCAAGCGGATTGGCCGGCATGAGCGGGTCCAACTAAGGAGATATGATCACCGGCTCGAAGAGGAACTCAAGCGCATTGTCGCCCTGCCGGAGCCGCAGAGGACAATCCAGGCTACATTGTTTTGGTCAAATTATCGGGATGCTAAGACGATAGCCGAGTGTATTTTCCATACGAAAAGAATTCCGTCTCACAGAATGAAAGAATTCGACAGAAAAGCAAAGGTTATCGATGCTTCTCTGAATAAGAAGAAGATGCGGAGGAAGAGTTGGAATCTTAGATCGCATTACCTCAAGGTTCCGAGGGGAGGTCATCCGCTTCCGCCTGTTATCGAGACGGAGAACGGCGAACAGGAGCACGACGCTTCGGCTTCCGCGTCTTGACCGTGCGCCCGTTGACTCGTTTGTAGGTCCAGCGATTTTTGCCGCGCATAGATTCAATCTACTCCTAAGAATCATCGCTTGCAACAAAAAAGGTCCGGCTGGTTGGCCGAACCTTTTTGTCGTCCTTGGAGGTTTTTTGGTTCTCTGTCCATGAAAGCAGTGTACTCCATTCCCCTATTATTTTGGGTGAACAACTTCGGAAATCATCTTCGGAAGACCAACGGAAATTGATACATCGGTAAGGTCACGACCCACGATCGATCCGTATTGAACTTCCCCCGCCAGTACGAACATTGTGTTCAGGTGATGGATGATTAGGTTGGGGGTTGGAATGTCCGCATGAATTACTTGCGCGGGCATCAGTCGTGAAGTAATTGCGCTAAGTTGGGTTGGTGTTACTTCGACGATTTTCATTGTTATCTCCTTTTTACTTTTTGATTTTTCGCCCATCTTCCATTACTCAACCCTCGCCACCTGAAAAATATCTCCCACGCTCGTTCTCTCATACGTATCTTTGGAAATGTAAAGTTTGTTTCCAATATGGTTGTGGTCAACCTCGACCCAATACTCAGATACAACCTCCCCTTTGTTTTTCTGAGTCTCGCTTCTCCCTATGCCAATAACCTTATGCTCTGAAAGCAGTTTAATCTTCATAGTGCGATCTCCTTTTTTACCGATCAACCTTTGGGTAGTAGTTTCTAACCGACCCCATGTATCCTGCGATATTTTTCCGGGGCGAGAAACTACTCCGTTTGTTTTTAGGCTATCATTCTTTTCCCTTTGGGCTGGTTTAACATCTTCGAGGGAGCACGCAAAACTATGCGTACCAGTTTTAACGCGCACTCCAATCTCAAGTTCATATGGGGCAGAAAGACCAACAAAGAAACCGTTAAAATCTCCAGTGCGCTGTTTGCCGTCTTTCTCGAAGGACACTTTTCCGCAGCTCAATATATCTGCCATGCGTCGCAGATCGCATGGAGTCTTCTCCTCGAAACCTTCCCAATTCGGATTGTTTTCCATTATAGATTTGCCTCGCTTTCTAGGAACCTATCTTCCGACTGTTTAATATTTTCCACTTCTTCGGGATGCCGTCGGCACACGGAAAGAGCTTGATCCCATGCGTCAACCTCGTTCCCGTGTAAATTAGAAAGGTTTACATTTCCCCTACCAGCGTACTCAAAAGCTACGATCTGGAATTGAGATGATCCCCTTGGAATGCAATCGACCGTTCCTGCCAGGTCTCGGCAAGCCGCTTTAGAGCTAAGGTTTTCCATGCGTTATCCTTTTCTCTACTTGATTCCTGCGCCCATCTTCCATTCTTTCCAGAACGTAGACTCGCTCATCCATCGAACGACCGTGGTGGCGTCTACGGCGAATGCTTTCCCCACCTCGCCCACGATGGAGCACATTATGACGCCAACGGATTCGCTATAGCGTTCGTTCGCGGTCATCCTTTCGTCGTAGTGAATCCGCACGACACAATCGCCACGCCCTTCGTTTTCGTTGTGCATTGAAAGCGGGGTGTTTACTGATTCAGACCCAGGAACGACTTCCGCAAACTGAGGGAAGTTGGCTCTCAGGTATTGAGAAAACTGCGAAGAGATGCTCCCGGACTGCCGGGCTTTCTCGTACATCTTCAGGCAGGAATCCTTGACGTAAATGGTCTTGTTCGGCATGAACAACCTCTATGCACAACTACAACTATACGCATACTGCGGTGGCGTGTCAACTAGAACCGGCTGGTCGTCTTGTGCCGCCGTCCGTGGTGCGACGGTTCAACCTTCTTCGGAGCCATGCCGGGGAGCAGGTTGGTGCCGACGACCTCTTCGGCGAGCAGGCGCTTGATGATGTTTTTACGCCGATCATCAACACTCAGTTTGTGCTTGCCGGTGTCGGCGGTCGTGTTCACCATATCCTCAGTGGCCGTGGAGAATGCCTCCATATCCTGACCGGGGATGCCCATGACCTGCGCGGCTACGTCTTTCGTCAAGCCATGCCGCCCTGCCAGTTTCGCGTGATCTTTGGCGTTGTGGGTAGCCATCGCCTGAAACAAGCTCGACGGGCCTTGCAGACCGATCGCCATGGTGTAGTTCGCCATCGCCCACCAGAGAGCCTCGGACGAGGCGGGGTGCGCCGCCAGCCATTCGTTCCTCCGTTTCTCGATCTCCGCTTCCGGCGATCCAACCAAGCGATGACGCTGGTAGATCAACTGGTTGAGCGCGAATCCGGCCAGGCCGGCATTGAACGCGAAGCGTAGCAGTTGCTTATAAGTGTCTGAACTCTTGAAGCCCTCTTCTTTCATCTCATCAAACACCCGGTCTCCAACTTGATTCGCCGTCTTAATCATGTACTGATGCAGCATCTGAGTGCAGCGGAATAGCGTGTTGAGGTGAATCATTGTAGGCGAAGCGTTCTTGTCTGGGCGGAAGATAGGCGGAAGCTCCGAAGCATATCCGCCGCCGACGATGTTGTTGGCGAGTCCAAGTTCCATGCGACGCACATCGTCTGGCCCGTAGCCGTTCTTGATGATGTTGTCGAGGTGCTCGTCAGAGAACCCCCACAGGTTTCTCAATTTCCTTCTGAGCGCGGTGTTGGTTGGATCTTTGACAAGCTCTGGATACGCGTATCTCTCGAAGAACGCGCGCCCTGTCGCGGCAAGAAAGATGCGCGACATTTGAACCTCGAAGTTAAACCCATTGAAGCGCAAGAATTTATTACCAATACTCTCCCTCTTGAGCCCGATCTCTCGCATATAAGCGCTCTGCGTGTAGTCGAGTAGGGCGTTGCAATCCATCGCCCGCTGTACCAGTTCTTTCGGGTGTGTCATTCCACGCATAAGCCCAAAGAAGAGGCTCCTCGTGTTGGCGTCGGCTGTTGCTCTCCATATATGGGTTCCTACTTTAATAGGACTCCACAACATCTTGCCAGTAATGACGATCGTGGAAGTCGTGCCGAGAACTTCCTTGTCCACCTCTGGAAGATGCACGGGGTCCATATCGCTCGTAAGGATGTGGTCGATAATAGACGCATCTCCATGAGAGAGTTTATTAAGAAGCGGTTCCGTCTTTTCGCGGAACTGGCCATGGACCTCGGTAGAAGCCAAAACAGATGATACTTGGTCAATGTAGCGTTCAATCGACCTCCGACCACGTTCATACAATGGAATATCAAACTCGCGCGCCCGCTCCGCATTTCCTTGTAGGCGAATGCCGCGGTCATTCTTATCGAAGAACGCTTGCGCCTTGTTCCTGGAAATGCCGTGCTCATCTGCAAACCTATCAACCAGTTTTTCCCGCTTAATATCAGCGGGGTCCATGTCCATTATTTCTCCGAGAGTATGGCGCTCAACCTTTCCTGTCTCCGCATTGATGCTCTTATACTCTTTGTTCCAATCGTAAATCCGATGAAAGTAATACGGGTCGTCCTCGATGGCAGAGTATGGCCTATGCTTCTGCATCCCATCTTCAAAATACACAACGACGCTCCCGACACTAGCGAACGTGCGGCGAATGTCTCTCATAAGGTTGCGATACTCGAAAGCGGCATTGACGATGCGTTCTGGTATATCTGGCACCACTTTCAACATCTTGGCATCGTACACATACCCCGGCAGCGCTCGGTTCTCCACGACCCGCGACATGGTTTCGATGTCTTTTTCGCTCAGTTTGTGGCCTTCTATGATCCCATGGAAAGCGGTCTGTAAACGTCCCTGATACCCTCCCTTCGTGAGAATCCAATCCGTCCGACGCCGCCGCATTTCCTGGCCGTCTTCTTTCAAACCAGCGCGCCGGTAAACTTTCTCGATCACCCTATACCCGGAGGTGAAAACTGACCATCCGAGTTCTTGCGCAGCTTTTGCTTTTCTCTGTATGCTCTTTTTTCCATGATAAAGCGCATCTGAGTTGTCCATGAACAAACGGATGTCATTTGCCATATCCCGCGTCTTGCGAGTAGCCGCGTTCTCCGCCGACTCTCCAGACCCCATCGCGGCCCGGCCCGCCTCTTCCGCTTCCAGGCGAATGACGCCCTTGTTGGCGGTGACGGCGCGCGCCTCCGGCGCCGACAGTTTTTTGAGTTCACCAAAGAGTCCATCCCACGCGGCGCTGCCCAGGCGCTCGAAGGGATCTTCGTCCTTCGGGCCTTGGTAGAGTTTTTCGCCTTTCCCCTTATACTTCATGCCTTTGTTCTTGGCTTTGGCCGCGCTGGGAATCTCGACATCATCAATATGTGTGTAGCTGACTCCTTTGCCATCCTGCTCGAAGTCCGCGGCGTCCGGCTTCTCTTCGTCCTGCATAAAATCTCTCACTTCGGCAGGAATTCCAGCGGCGTCACGAAACGCCTTAGACACATCCGATTCATACTTCTCGCCATAGACCGCCGCCTTCAAAGAGCGCATCCTGGGAAGAGTCTTTGTCGCCAGCGTTTTCATCTCGGGAAGCGAGTCTGATGTGAAGAAATACATGGCCACATTCGACTTCGATCCGTAGCGCCACGGTCTAGCTGTGCCTTGCTCCAGCATCACTGGAGACCACGGTACGTCGATAAATAACGCCGCGCGAGGTTTGGTGCCTATTTTGTCTTGAGCGTTAGCCCCAATGGAACCAGCGGCAAAGCTCATATACATCGCATCTTTTTCACCAGCCTGAAAAGCCTTCAGTTCACCTGCTCGAACCGCATTATGAGGACCGGCAAAGATAGCGATCTTGTCCCCAAAAGCCTCTCTCATCTTCTCTACCACGTTTGGCAGAGGCGGCAGCATCTTGTTGATCTCCGCGCCCAGGCCGGCTGGCAATTCGTTAAAGAATTCCATCCCCTCCTCAGCCGGCGAGCGGTACTCGGTGAACATGATAGGCGACCACCCTTTTTCGGACAGATCCTTTGCCAATTTGATGACGTTCGGAAGCCTTGCCGCTGTCAAGTATCGCTTCAGATAGATCACCTCATGCCCCTTGACAGGGGTAATGTATTTACTCATTCCCGCCTTCTGGAATGCGGCCCCCGCTTTGGCGAACGCGGCACGAATACTGCGCACTCCAGCGCGAACTTCTTCCGTCTGAGGAACGAGCGCTACGCGCGCCTCAACTCCAGTCATATCCTTATATAGCGTCTGCCACTGGCCGCGTTCGATAAGTTGCTGGCGCAATTTGGCTAGTTGCTCTGGCGTGGATCGGCTGCTGTATTCGTTTGGTCCGCTCTCGACCAATCCGAATTGCTTTGCCCATTGAGGGAATCCTCCTTTTGGCCACAAACCTAGTTTGTGCATATAGCCGATCTGCATGATCTTGGAGTATGGCGTGGCACTGGAGTAGACAACCTTCTTGGCGACATGGCCGAGAAGCGTTACAGCTTTCCCTTGCTCTGCTTCTTCCCAATTACTCGCCTCTGCGCTCTCGTCAAACAAGACGAAATCCCACGGTACGGATAGAACATCTTTGTCGCCCCTTATCGACGTATATGTTGTGGCGTACATACCCGTCTGCAGTTGCGACATATCGGATGGGAGATTATCCACATCAATTCCGAACTTGCGGGCTACGTCCATGTAGCCGTCATCATCCTCAATCAAGTTGCGACTTTTGGTTACAAGCAAACCGACCTTTTCGCCGCCATCTCCGAGAAGATGATGAGCTATGGCTGACAGAAGCCATGTCTTTCCTGCCCCGGCTGGAGCGGCGAGGATTGTTGCGTCCTGATGTTGAAGAGCCGAGAGGGAGCCTTCGGCGGCCTCTGCCTGCCCTGGATAGATCATCATCTCGCGCACATCAGGGTCCAGCCGAACTGTAGGCGGCGGTGTTCCCTCCGGTAAGCCGAGAGCTTCTACGTGGCCGCGCCATACGTCAGGGTCTACCACAGGTGTCCCGCGAGGCTTCTTGGGAGCTTGAAGGCTTGCCGCCGGTACATCGCAAAGAGGATTCTTACTCGGCTCCGCTATCTTTCCTGTTTTTGTCTTTCTCGGAGAACTCTCCCCAAGCGAAACCGCCGTCGGATCACCGCGTACCTGCTGCACGGTCACAGCCTGCGCCGGGGTCGTCGGCTCATCTAGCCGCGGCATCTCGCTGACGCCGTGAACAAGTTGGATGATGCTGGTATCCTTCGGCTCCGGCTTCCCGGCCCCAATAATACTGGTGGAGCCGCGCAGTTTATCTTCGATATTGTTCAACTGGCCGCGCAGTAACGCTCGACGTTCAGGGTTATTCTCCCGCTTCAAATCATCTTCAATCGACCTGGCCTTGCGTGCCAACTCGATCGTTTCGTTCAACCCAGGTTGACGCAACTTCATTGATAAGCTACCAACCCTTATGTATGTAGTCTCCTCTCCTTTAACTTTTAACATCTCATAATATCCAATCTTTTTTGCATTTCTCTTGAGAAACGCCTTGGCGAGTTTTTCGTCAGTGAAAACCACATCCTGCGTCTTGCCGGACACGGGTCTGGCTGACTTCTCGATCACCTTCGCTTCTTTAGGAATTTCTACCTTGTCGGCGAACTCGGCAATAGCATCAATATCCACTCTCTTTATAAATGGTTTGCGCTCAGCCGTACTCCAATCATGCCATTCATCAAACATGGCATCAAGTTCTTTGTTCCCCGGACCATTCGCAAACGTGCGAACTGAATTATAAATGGACTGCATCGCCCGGCTTATATGGGCAAACACGCCCTCCATTTTCTTCGTACCCTCCGCGTTGCCGCGCTTGATTCCTCCGTCGTGATAGTAGTGAACAAACGCATCCGCGAATCTCTCTTCCTGCTCAGGTGACCACTCTCTTCCCTCTCCCGGAACAAAACCAACAAACTTGTTGGCGATGGCCTGGTATTCCGGTTTCATGAACCGGCGGATATTATGCGCCATCTCGTGAAGATAAGTTGAAGAGTCTGCTGTGTCGCACAAGTGAATCATCGCTTGCGCTTCGTTGAGCATCATAAAATATCCGCCGCTCTTTGGAGCTTCGGGATCTTCGCCGCCGAATACATAGGTTAATCTGCGGTTGCCGAGAATATCCTCCATGGATTCACCCAACGCCGTCGGGAGAATATGCTCGAACATCTGCGTGATCTTCTCGGTAGTTTCGATGTCCTTATTGAGTTCTGGATGTGCTGCCAGCGCCTTGCGTAATTCCCTCACTGACCGCGGGCCTTCCGGCAGCGCCTCGACCACGCTCGACGAGTCCGGCTGTACATCGGCAATCACCGTCTCCGCGTGAACTTCTGCCTCAACCGGCAGCGGGCCGCGCGCATCTTCGATCGCCGCCTTGACCGCTTCGGGCATCGGCGCAACCGCGCCCCACTCTTCGGGGATGACGCGCAGTGGGTTACCTTCGCCGTTCTTGAACTTTCCAGCGATCTCAGCATTAAACACGTCTGCCGGGTGTTCGGCACCAAACATAGACGGCTTTGTCCTATCGGCGTACTTCGCCAGCATCAACGCATATTCGCGCGGCGTCTGCTCAAGAGCCATCGCCATAGCGGTAACCGCGTCTGTCTCTGGGTGGCCTAAAGATTGACCGTCCGCAAAAGAGAATGAGTCGAGACTAAGATCGCCCTGTTCTGCATTCAGACCGTTCTTATCCTCATAATTTCCAGTGTAGAGATACTTCTCAATCAGCGAAGAACTCCCTGCGCCTTTTGACGTTGCCTCCGAGGTTCCTCTAAGGCGGGACAGGCGATAGGACATTGCATCGGCTTTGGTATACAGCCGCACAGCGTCTGTGTTGTAAGACGCAAGATTCCAGTTTTCCCCGGCGCTCTTCGCTTTAACAAAGAACACTCCAGCCCTTGCTAACTTATTCTTCACGTCAGCGGGCGCGTCGGTGAGAACCTGCGGGTCAGTGACCGTCAACCCGATCAACATATTCTCTATCAAGTCTTTGGTTTTAGGTGTTAGATCCCCTTTACTCTCTCCATTTTGGACGATATATTCTGTCCGCTTGTTGGGCGCGATTATTCCTGCGTCCACTAGCAACTGAACAATATCAGAGGAGCGGGTTCGCATTGCTGTGCGCAACGAAATAGGATGTTCTCTTCCCTGCTTGTCTGTTTCGATGTGCGGCAACGACGAGAAAATGTTGTCGAGGCGGTCGAGATACTCTGGCGTGAGCAGCCTGGACATTGCCACGCCCTCTTCTTCCGCGCTCGATCCTTTCATTGGATCACGGTTTGAGTCTTCGCCGAGCCTTGTCCACTCGATCTCGCTGGTAACAGGCTCATCCAAAAGCCTGTAAACGTCGTATGGTTCGCCTCCAAACTCTACATTCCCCGCGGCGTCCGAGAGGCCAAATCTGTCAATGCGCGTAGACCGGAAGTTCATCAACTTCTCATGCGCATCCGAATGAAGCAATCTTGCCCTCTGCCGAATCATCTCCCGGCCATTGCCGCCGACAACTTCAAGGACTGTCGCGCTTCCATCTGCATCCGGACGCCACGCAACCACAGGCGGACCGTCCATCGTAAGAGGAGTATCCGAGTATAGAATCCTGCCATCGGGGTTGGCACCGTTGACAGTCACGTCTGCCTGCGCCGATTTATCGGTGTCGTAATGGCGCTTCTGGACCTTCTGGTCGTATCCTTCGGTTGGTTCAAAAGTGACAGGGTGGTGAGAGGTGCGCACAGCCTTCGAGGGAAGCAGGACGTAATGAGCCTTGAGGCCTTCTGGATGATTTGGGGTAACAATCTCCGTCACGCCGCCAAGAACAATCTTCGGACGAGGCCGACCATGAGGCGGTGGCGGAGCCGGATTTTGAACCGACTCCGCGCCCGCCACAACGGCTTCCGCCTTTTGTCGGACGAAATCCGCCGTCTGCCGTGCGGCATCAGCCGCGGCCGCTTGACCTTGCATACGCAGGTCGTCTGCGGCTTGTTGCAGCTCGCTGGATTGAATGGAGAGTCGCGCCACCTGCTCGATTGCGGCGGGCCGCGCCTCTTCCGCGTTCTCCCTGAAACTGGCCGCAGTCCGCTCTGCCAGTTCCGTCGCGATGTGCGCCTGCGCCGCGGCGCGCACCTGGCGCATCCGAACCAGAAACTCATTGACCGCCGGCGTCCGCGTCCGTTCCGGCAATGCCTTCACATCTTTTTCGATCCTGAAAAGGTCTGCTGGTGAATGGACTTCCCCGAGGCCCATCTTCGACGCCTGCTCCGAAAGTCCCTTGCTAACTCGGCTCACCTCATCCAGCGACGGCGAGCGCCCGGTGTCCGAAGCCGTGATTGCCGACGCAAGTTCGCTGTGATGGCTGTCACGCTCCTCTGTGACCATGCGCGCGGCCAGGTCTTCGTCCATCAACCGGCGAATCGAATCGCGCTGGTCCATGCGTAGACTGGCGCGCTGCCGCATCAAGCCCGCCGCGTCCATATTTGCGATGTCGATGTGTTGGCCGGTACGCATCCGCTCGGTCAGGTCCACCGTTATAAACGAGTGAATCTTTTCCGGCTTCGTGCGCAGGTAGTCAGCCAGCGCCGGCGCGCGCATCTCGGCGGGGAGAGCGTCGAAAGATTTCCCGATGAATCGCTCGGTGTGCTCATTGAGGTCGCGGCTGGTTTCAGGGTCCGCCTTGAGCACGGAATCGATGTTGCTGCGGTTGAGGATGAGCTTGGCCGCGCCGGAGAAATCGTCCGCGCCCGGTGCCAGCGGCTGCTCGTCGCCCGTGGCATTGCGCTCCAGGTACTGCTTGACCGCGGCGTCGGCCATGTCCGCGTGCTTCACATCGGAAACGTGGCGCTCGTAGGCCGGGGTTCCTTTGAAGGCTTCCCATTGCTCGGGGTGATTCTTCTCCAGCCACGCGGCGGCGAGCTTCTGGCGATCGACAGGCAGCGAGGTGAAGGATTGGCCGAACTGCGCCTCTGTGCGCTCCTGGACGGCGCGCTCGGCGGCCGTGGTCTTGGCCTTGACTTCCGGTGTCGGCTCCCCGGAGGCTTTCGCTATCAAAGTCTTTCCGAGCTTGTTCCATTCCCTATTACGTTCCTGCCAATCCGTGGGCATGAAATCTACAACTTCTTGATGTATTCTGGCTGTGCCCCAGTCAGGGTTACGACGGGCCACATTGCCATAAATTCTCTGATACCGAGCATCATCCTTGGGATCAGTTAGTTCTTCTGGCGTGGGCTCTCCGGCAGCGGCGCGGCGGTCGACGACCGGGATGGCTGGTTCTGTTGGTACAGGTTCGTCTCTCTGCTCCGGTCCCGCCTCGCGCTCTGAGGTTTTTACGGTGGTTCGGCGTTCGAGGAGTTCCGGGTCTTCGCGATTCACTTCGACGTGAACCCCACCCTGCTCCTCGGCTGACGGAATGGTGTCGGCTTGGCGAGACTGCTCTTGCGCATCGGCGGCTTGCCGCGCGGCGTGCTCGCGCTGGGATGCGCCCTGTTTGAAGGCTTCGGAGCTTATGCCGCGCTCGATGATTTGGTTCAAAACTGTCTTAGCTGCCTGGAGTCGCGTATTTCTGTCAACGACAGACTTCACCGCTTCATCTGCGAACGTCTTTGAGGCTCCGGCCTTTTTGCGCGCCTTTTGAATCTTACTAACTTCTCGATTTACTGTTTGCTTGAAATCGAGATCTATGCACTCGGCTGCATCATAAAGGACAGCGGCTTTCTCGTGAGGTTTAAGTTTGGTAAACTTTTTCCCATAAAGATCAGAGGCACTTTTATTCAAATCCTCCGTGTAGCGCCCTTCTGGACCGGCTTCCACGGCCTTGAATCCATAGTGCATACCGGCGAGAACAATCATGTTTCCAAGAACATCCCCCCATGCGCCTTCTTCGTGCTTTGGATCACCCTCATCTGCATGAGCAACCGCGCGATAAGCACTTTCCGCCATCCCCTTCAATGCTGGTCCAAGAAAAGTTGCCTTCAAGGCCCATGCTGACGCTTGAGGACTCGCCAACATCTGACCGACTTTAGTCAATCCAACCTTTGATGCCGACACCCCTGCAACCCCCAAACCGTACCCCATCAACGGCTCAAGGAAAGTTCCTCCAACCATCCATTCCAGTTGTGTCTTCGCCGATTCGGAACTGGTAAAAGCGCTAACAACATCCGATGCTCGCGTTATGTTTGGATGGGCGCGGCGCTGGTCTAAAGTCATCGCCGAAGATATGTTGATTGCTCCCTGTTGATTTTGATGGGTGAGTAAGTCTTCTGTGTCGCTGACAATCCCTAAAAGGGGGATCGCGGCCATTTTATTGAGAGGTTTCTCGTCTTGAACTTTTTGCGCAGCCTGATATTGCATATACTGCTCAGTGCTCATGTTTTCCAGTGTGCGTGCGCGCTCGTGAGAAAAAGATTCGCCGAATCCTAGATTCCGGCCAGCATATCCGGTCTTGAAGATATTTTTGGTTCTCTCCCACCCAGTAGGCTCCCACGCCGAAACCGTCACGTCAGCATGAGGGTGAATCTTGGCGGCTTGCTCATCATAATAGTTAGGAGTTGGCGCAGGCTGTGTGACAGTCTTCTGCATTTTCGCCAACTTGGAGTTCACGAGATCAGCGAACTTGTCTTTGCGACCGCCTTCAATCTTGCGAAGTTTCTTGTTTACGAGATCAGCGAAGGCATCTTTACCCTCACCACTCTGAGGTGCGGTGGGCGCGGGCGGAGTGGCGGTATTCGTCTGAGTGTCGGCCATGGCTATTTGATTGTACCGCCTTGCGCCTTGAAGTCTGCATCATCGGCAAGTTGCTTTGTTTCGGCATCGGTCAATTTGATTGTTCCGTGAAGTTGCCCGTGCTGGTAGATTTTGCGCTCTCGTGGCTCATCGCTTTTACCGCCCTTTCCACTCTGGTTACCTCTGTTGTGCAGGACGTTGGCATAGGAGTCCGCATCGTGAGGATTGTCGAACTTGCCGAGGTTCTCGCCGGTTTGAAGGTAGTGCTGCCATGCCTTCTGGAACATCGCCTTCTCTTCGGAACTTCCTTCGCGCGGCTTCTTCCCGTCCGGAGTGAGGAATTTTCCATTGACCACGGTCGGCACAAGAACCTCATTGCCGGTTTTCTCGTCACGAAATGAGGTCGAATACTCACTACTATGGGTTCCGTCTGCATTTTGCACGGTAGGCCTATCCCATATTGGGATATTTCCCGGCTCCCTAAGACCTTTCGGGTTAGGAATAGCCATGAATTGTGATTTACCACCCTGCGCCGGAGACGAGGCCGACGCAGGCGTGGCAGCACCCGCCTGTGGCGATCCAGGCGTCACGGTGCTTCCTGCTGAAGAAGAGTTTCCAACCCAAAGAGGTTTGAGCCTACCCTTCACCGCATTCAGTTCGTCCGAGGTCAACCCTCTAAGGTTTGGGGATTTAAGGACATCTCGTATCTGGTTCTGAAGATCGGCCTCCAGCCTTACCAATCCCTCGTGGTCAAGATTTCCAGAGTACATCCCCTTCGAGTCCGGCTGGATCTGATCTTTCCCAGATTGCTGACGATACTGATATTGCGCATCTTCTCCATCGTTATTTGTTCTTCCAACAATGCTAGCGATGGCCCCGTCGAAAGTGTCGTCATCCATCTTTTTATATTGAGGCAGATCGCGGAGCTTGCCTACTGCTACCGTGGTTACATCGTTGGCAAACTGGTCGGGATCATCCTTTGCATTTTTGGCGTTAATGTCGCGCGAAGTACCCGCAACTCCTTCCACGGTCGGCATCGCTTGAGCCTCTGCCTCTGCGCGAGTCATTCCAGGATGGTGATTCATTAAGAAGTTAACATCTTCCCGAAACTTTTTCTCCATACTTCCGCCGCTTGCGCCGCCTTCACCGCGAGGCTCATACGCCTTCTGGACCCCGCGCTTGATGTCGTATGTTCCGTCATCATGCTCTTCGATAATCTCGCCCCGGCTGGTCACATGGAGCTTTGACTTCGGATCGATGTTAATTTTGTTGGCCCGGAAAATGTCTTTGTCGGCGTCGGTCAGTTTGTAGCCGGGTTGCGAAATCCTTTTTACAACCTCGTCGAGCGCCATCTTGGTTTCGTCGCCCGGCTTGGGCTCTTCGATCTTCGGCGGATTCACCACGCCATAAGCCTGCTTGTATTGCGCGACCAGACTCTTTTCAGAATCAGTCCACTGGTCTTGCGGTTTGTTCTGGATCTGCGCAATCTGCGGGCCGAGCTTGGAGATTGTCGATCTCGCCTGCAACTCGTCCGTCTGCAGCCCCTGCGCCGTCCCTTGATTTGTGCGCTGCTGCTGCGCCTGCGGCGTGTAGAACCGGGCAACCTGCGCGAGAACCGGCGGCCCAGCCTGCATGGACACCTGATGCAGCGCCTGAGCCTTCTCCTGCGGTGTCGAGGCTGGGTTCGAGAGAACGGCTGCCGGCGGGAGTTGCTGCCCGTCTTTGCCCTTCCCCTTCTTTTTCTTGCCGCCTTCCTGCTGGTCGATGAGTTGGCCACGGAAGTCCTGCAGCGCGCCCCATGAACCGTTCACCGCGGACTGTGCCGACTTGAACGCATCCGAGTTCTGAGGAATGCCCGCCGAGGCCAACTGGTACAGCCGCTGGGCATCCTGATTGTAGGAGTTCTGCAGATCGTCCGACTTGCGCTTGAGCTTCATCGCCTGCTGCGCGTTGACCATATTCCGGCCTTGCACGTAGCCACGAAGGATTCCGTCGGCCATGTAGGCAATTGCCCCGCCATGCGTCAACGCGCCCGGATTCTGAGGGCGCTGATCTGGCGGAAGCTGAATCTGCGGCTTCTCTGGGATGGACGGAGCATCCATCTTGGTGTAGGGAGATTCGGACGTGTTGTAAGTTGGCAGATCCTGCGCAGCGGGTGCGGCGGAGGAATCGGGTTGTTGATCGTCTTGAGCCACGAGTCCTCCTATACTAAGACCGATGCTGCTCCACCACCGGCTGCTACTCCGCCACTGTAGTCCATCCCGATGTCATTGGCGCCGGTCATTCCATCGCCGCCGCCGATTCCATACCCAGCCCCACCGGAACCAAAATTATCTGCGGGTATTGTCTGTGAAGGACTTTGCCCCGCCATTCCTGGGTTTTGCTTTCCGCCCGTCGCCAGGTCTTGAGTGAACGAACTGTAGGCTCCAAGCGTCTGACCCTTCTGCTGCATATTTTGCTGGATGATGCCCGACTGAATCTGGCTGGCCGCGTTATACCCCTGCATCGCCTGCCCGGTCATCGCATTGCTCGCGCCGATTCCCTGACCAGATAGTTTGGCGAGTGCGTTGAACGAGCCAAGGTAACCTTCGCTGGCAACCCTTCCCACCTGCGCTCCCTGGCTCACATCAGCATTCTCCAGCGCGAGCACCTTGGTTCCGCCTGCCGGGGAGTTGTTCATGATATTGTCTTTGGCGCCGGCTGTGGCTTGAGCGATCTGCTGTGTTGCAGGAGATGCTGCGCGCGCAATAGCGTAAGGATCTCCCGAAGCCATGGTTTCGTAAAACTGATTCGCTTGCTCATATCCAGGAAGTGCTTGATTAAACAAAGTTTGCGCATCCGCATTTTGAGATGTTGCAATTTGTGTTAATGCGTCGGCGTTAGACGTTTCGGATGCCTGCAGCGATGCGTCTTGTCTTATTGCACCCTTTCCCATTTTAAGCCGCCTTTCCGAGATATTGACGCTCGATACGTTTCAGCGCCGCTATCCGCATTTTAGCTTTGGCCTCTGGGGTATGGAGATGCCCTGGACGCCCCTTTTGTTTTTCCCCAAACTCTTTACGTTTCTCTGGAGTCCACGCCCTGCAGATTGATTCATTCCGTCTTTTGATAAGATCGGGGGACTGCAAAATTCCCCTAGCTCTCTCATAGCGCTCTCTCATAATCTCGGAGCGCTCTTCGGCGGGGATCTTTGCCCAGCAGAGCCGTGCCGACTCCGCTAGAATAATTTTGTTTTCTTCTGTCAAGGGGTGTCCCGGACGCGGCTTCAATGCCCGCGAAGCCCTCTGACGTTTTGAGTGTTCCGCTCGGAGTTCAGGAGTCCACGCGGCGAGCATACCGGCCCTCATCCTCTCTATTTGTTCAGGAGTTCTTTTTTTACCTAGACCTGGAGGGTTGGCGCGCATTGCAGCGGCGCGTTCCGCCGACACCGGCCTCCCTTTACGGATAGCTGATTGCTTATCTCGTGTCTCCTGGGAAACAAACTTACCAATCTGCGCGGATGAAATCTTCGCCCTCATCTCTGGAGTGCAAGGACGGCCCTTCATCCTCTCGCGGACTTCAGGCGTTGGAATACCGCTCTGGCCACCAAGCGTACTGTTGTACCCTACTCGCCGATTCGTACTGTTGAGACGCGCAATCCACTCCATCTCTTTGCCAAGAAGTTCCTCATCTAAAAGAGCGTGGTCGATAACCTCAACCGTGAAGTTCTCGACCCCGTGTTTGCGCATGGCGTTATAGAGATAAGAGTCTCCCCGGCTACCCTTCTGTTTATTCCGGGCGCAATCCTTGTGCTGGCTCCATCGCCTACCGAGGACGCCGATGGTTTTTCCAATATAGATTTTGGAATTCACCGTGTTCGTGATCTTGTAAATAACGCCCACGCAGCACACTCCTACGACGCAATGGTATCAGATTCAGCGCCGGGAGCGTGTCAGTTGCGGGAAGAAATTTCTGATCAGAATGGCAACTCCGGCTGCCCATCATCATCCGTGAACGCGACGACTTCGCACCTGCATCCAGGGAAGCGTTGCTTGAAAGCCTCGATCTGGAAAGCAACCGCCTCGGCTGTCCGCTCGACAGGCTTATCGTCCAACTGCACGCCGTCGGCGTCGAACGCCTGGACGACGACCCAATCCTCAACAACAGGCGGCGCGGTGCGCTCTGCTTCGGGAATGACCTCATCGACTTCCGGCCACTGGACATCGATCACGGGCGAGGGCGGAACCAAACGCGGCTGCGGAATAATCTTGACCAACTCAACCTGTTCCTCTTCAACCTTCCGGGGGTTGAAAAAATAGATGCCTTCTCCAAGTTGCCCTTGCGGCACCACCTTCAATTCCATCCCCATTGGGATCCCCGGAACGTAGGTTGCACTGTAGGGGAAGTAGACCACCGCAATCTCGCCAGCGGCCAGCCGGGCCACTTGTTCGTCGATCGACTCACGGGAGTTATCGAAGACCGGCTGTGCAGCGGCCACAGGCGCTAGAGTATCGACCTCTGCCGCCCGATACTGCTTGACCAGGAAGTCGGCCACGTAATCCTCGAAGTCCGTGCGCAGCAAAGTCGATATGATCCCCGTAGATAGTTTGTTGCCCTTCAGTTGGTAATAGGGAATCGCACCGTCCACTTTGAATCCAAATTTTGCCATGAAACGGGCGGTGAGCAGGTTCTCCTCGTAGCGGATTCCGTGCAGGGCAACAATGTCGAGTTCCTTGAAGAGATAGGCTAGTCCCAGCATGGTGACGATTTCTTGGTCGGCGGTGCCCCATGCGTCCCGAAAAAATCCATAGCCGCCAAAGAGGCTTTTCTCTGTGTGGGGGAAGCCGCAAGAGATGACCGAAAAAGCAAAGCCGAGCTCGTGAAACTTCTCGCCTTCCCATCGGCCAAGGATTATGAGATATGAGCGTGAGGCGAGATAGGTAACGATGGAATTGAAGTCGGATGCGGGGTTGCCGCCAAAGAGTTGCGTCAGAATGCCATCCCCAGAACGCCTCTTTGATTCTCGGCAACGGTGATAGAGATGACCTAGATAATCGTCTGGGAAGAGGTCTGTATTTTTGCGGTCATACCTAATGGCGGCCAGATCGCCAAGGCGGTATTCGTCTTCTTTCAAAGCGCCAAGAACATCAACTTTATCCACCATACACCACCAACTCCTTCGGACCTTCCTTGACCAGTTCCAGTACGGGTTTTCGATTCCACGGCAAGTCCGCTACGTCCCATGAAATGAAAGCAACTTGCGCTGGTCCTTCAAAGAGAATCTGATTGCCAATCTGACGGCGCATGAAGATCGTTCCATTACCGTTCTTGAAGTAACTCTCGCGGACTTCGACAAGGCCTTCCATCACCGTCCAACCTCCAACGCCAGCAACACCACGCCGGCAATCAGCAGCGCGACCGAAGAGAAGCCGAGTGAGTAGAGAATCAGCAGCGGGAAGAAGGCTCCCGGCTTCGTGCCCTGTCCGTGGTCCATTTCATAAGGACCGGCTGGCAGGGCAAGGCGAAGGGCGATCCACAGAGCGACGGGCAGGGCAATTACAAGATAGATGGTCATTGGCTACCTCTTTCCGGCGTGAAGGAGCGCGTCGAGTAATTCATCGGCGCGCTTCCCTTGTTCATGTTCAGGGTTCTACTATACCCGGCGCGGCCCAGGAGCCTGCTGCGGCAGAGCCAGGCCGGAAGCGGAAGGTCCGGCGTCGAAGGCATCCGCGGAAGCCTTGAGTTGAATGGCGCTGTTCAACATTTGGCCCAGCGGAGGGTCAGCCACGGAATATGCGCCGTCGAGAATGAGCGCGCCGCCGACGCGACCCAGGAATGTACTCACATCCCGCAAAGTGTTCACGAGTTGGCTTTTGGTGGGGGGTTGGTTGAAGGAGATTGCGTCAAGTTCCAAATCTTTCACATCCATGAATTGTCCTCGTCTAAGCGTTGGTTACGCTTGCAATTCAAATGTACACCCGGTATCCGATTCTTGCAAGCGGAAAATCAGGCGCTCACTGCTCGGGCCGTAAACTGCTTCATTGTCTCAGGGAAATCAGATTCCTTGTCGGATAGGCGGTAGATTCTGTGCTCGTCGACAAAATTCGTCTCCATGAACCTCTCGTAGCAGGCGAAGCATTTGAGGCGCCCGTCCACCTGAAACACCGCCTTCGGGTGTCTCGACCTGCATTTCTTGTCTTCACATAGCCTAAACGCCACAGTCGCCTCCGTTACGTTTGAAGTTCATACGGCCTGAAATTATTACCCGCACCAACCGGCTTCCACTCGATCTTGATCGGAGCCCACATCTGGAAGCGATCTGGCGGAACCGCTCCGGTTGCCAGCGCAACCAGTCGCCATGTCCTGAAGGTGAACGCCGTCGTCCCTGGGTTATTGTTCCCAAATCTCTGCCGGATCACCGTGCGCGTCACGGCCGCAGGCAGCGTGAACGTGAAGTAGGGAATCGCGTTGTTGTCGGCATAGAGGCTCACAGCGATCGGCGCCGGGGAACTGTAATCAAAGTAGGCCTGCTTGGCGAACTTCGATTCGTCTGTCCCAAACTTGATCCAGTAGGAATCAACAGTCGCCGTCAGCTCCGCCAACTCGGCCGCGTAGATGTCCTCCTGGTAGAGAATTGGCGCAACCGTCACCGGGATGGTGTGAACGATTGATGCGCGATACGCCTCCTGCCCGAGTCCGTTGTTGACGAAGAGATTCACTTTGTCCCGATGCGTGGTTGAGGCATTCGCTAGCGGAACCGAAATGAACCCGTCCTCGAAGAGCAGCATCGAGGTCATCACTTGACCCTGCGTGTTCACGTCCACTTCATAGCAGTTCCACTGCTTCTTGTTGTGCGGCTTGCCGAGGTCGCGGTACGGCGACTGGATGATCAAGTTGATCGGCGTCTGGATAAGCGTCGGCGGGCTGGCCGTGTTCCATCCACCGTCGTCGTAGTCGCCCACCTGATCCTGCACCACGGCGTACTTTCCGGCCCCGATCTGCTTGCCGACGAGGAAGACGTTCGTGTCGCGCTCCCAGAGCATCGCGGTCGCGGCCACGTCATCATACCGGAAGCGTTGGTACTGCGTGTCGTAGCTCATGCGATACCGTGGGCTGCCGGCGTTGAGGCTGACATAAGAGCCAAAAATCTGATTGTTATAGTAGGCGAACACGTCCTGTCCGGCCTGAGTTGGGTCGGCCTGCGGCGGGATGCACTGCGGGTTTCCGCGGAAGATCCATTCAATCGGTAGCGTCTTGTATACGCCGTCGGCCCCGGTGAACTCGCGCCAGCCGTCAGCCGCACGGTAATAGACCGCCCCCTCAACCTCAATCCAACCATTCCTCGCCACGATGCCATGCACGGAGCCTGTCGTCTGAGGATAGGGCTGCGCGCCGCCCACAATGATCTTCCACGTCTTCAGCGTACCGACAATCAGCGTTCCGCGCCAGTTGATGACCGCGTTGATAATGTCGTCTGGAGTTGAGACAGGAATGTAGTTCTGCGGACCGAAATTCTCCGGTAACCCTTTTTTCGAGTAGTAAAGGTTGTTGGGATTGTTCACGTCGCCAGCCAGCCACACCTGGCCGTAGGCCTCGGCGCACAGACTGCATGGCTGCCGGGGAACGGCGTAGACGCTTACCGGCTCACCCTGATTGTGCTGGAGGCGGAGAATTGCCGAGAAGGTTGTATTTCCGCCAGAGGTACTTCCTCCTCCAACTACTGCAACAACCTCTTCGTTTGACGGGTTTCCGACGATGACGAGTTGATTTTGGACGATAGTATACAATCCGACTATTTGGACCAGCTGCGGGGTAAAGGTGCTGTAGATCGAAGAGAGGCCAGAAACAATGGTCGATGAGGCCAGCGTGGTCTGAATTGGAGTGACAAGCGATCTCGTTACCGGCGGATCGTTATCGAGAACCAAAATCTGCGCCTGCTGAATATAGGCGTCCGCGATCACATCCTTGAAGACAAACTGGCCGGTCCCGGTCACGTTCGGAATCTGTCCAACCTGAACCCAATTCGATGACAGCGTTCCACCACGGCGGTACTGGCGCACATGGGTTACTTGTGGATCGGGAGAATACTGGCCTACCACCTGCGCGGCCTGGCACAAGAATATCGGCGCGGATGTTGATGCAAGATAGCCAAAATCCGCATTGAACATCTGCTCTGGGCAAGGTGACGACTCGGTTCCAGTCGCGGAGTTATAGTATGTTGAGCGATAGTCGTAGCCAACTCCCGAGAACGATGATGGTCCATATCCCCATTGCAGGTACAATCCATTGCAGGAGAATGATGCGCCACCATTTGAATTGGTTGTTACCGTCAGCATCCATCCAGTCACATTCGACCAATCCATACCGGCCTGACCGGCCTGACCAACGGGAAGGAAATTTCCACGAGGGATGTAGCAGGCTTTCCATGAGTCCGACCCAGTTGACATACTCGTCGGCTGCAATTGCGCTGTGGTTGTTCCTATTGTCTGTCCAGAAATTAGACCTAGAGTGTCCGCTAGTATCTGGTTTTCTGTGGTCTGGTACGCCAACTGGTTTCCATCCACCCCTTGTTGATAGTAAGCTGGAGATATAAACGCCGTGTAATAGTTATTCGTTCCCGATCCAACGAAGAATTGCAGTTGTACTTGCGCTATATTAGCAGGATCAGAAGTAAGGAAAGTCAGAACTATTAGGTCGCTATCTGTCACCTGGTTGCTCTGGTTTAAGTCTAGAGATGTGGCGCTACTCACTGTCCCGGTTGAGCTTGCTGCCGCAATCGTGCCACTCCATGCGCCAATCGGGAAATTTGCCGTGGTAGGAGGAACCCACTCGTAAAATCCCCACGCGCTCATCTGTGAAGGATATGGAGAAGTATACTGATTTGTCAACACGCAAGCGGGTGGGTTTCCGGCATAACTACCGCTTGCATCCGCATATGTTACATACCCCCCCGTTGCTCCAATCTGCGTTGCCGACTGATATGCTACCACTAAACTTGTCGTCGTCGGAGCGGATATAACTTGATAAAATCCGTCCACAAGATCGCTTGACGATGCGTAAATTGCCATCAAGTTATTAGCCACCAAACCGTGCGCGGATGATGTGTTGACAAGTAATTGTGTGTATAGTCCTCCAACAACGGTCTGTGATGTTACGCTCAATATGTTCACAACCGCCTGCGTATTGGAGTTGAGGACCGATAGCATCCCGTTTTGTATTGGACCAAACGCCCCCGCGCTACTTACTGTCGCATAGGCATATGTTATATACCCTGCTGCTGTGACCTGACCTGCTCCAACTACATACGAACTATATACCAGTGCGGTATTGTATATTCTAAATTCCAAAAGCGACAAATTTCCTGTTGCCACACTGAATGACACCGTTGTAGACGGTAAGGTATTGACTCCTGTACTGTTGTTATTAAAACTATAAAAGCTATTCCATGTGACTCCTCCATCTGGGCTATATTGATAATTAACTTCCGCATTACCGGAAGTTAGCGCCGACACAGACGTACTAGCTTCTATTGTCACGAATGCAGTTACTGTTTCTCCAGATGCGGGGACAATCGAAGCAAACCCACTTATCGACGCGGATGTGTTCGCGCTGGAGCCTATCCCGTTTTGGATAGCGTTGGCAAACGCACTTCCCAGACTACCCGATGTTGGATACCTGGTTCCTCCACCTCCTAACGGTTGCACCCCTATAAACTGAGTAAAATCAACTATATTATTTCCTGTATTTGCCGTTAGGGTATTGATGTTACCCCATCCCCACGGAGAAATTCCTACAATGGTATATGAATTTGTCTGCGCAAAACTATCAATCATAGTGAGCAGCGGGGCGTAAGGATTCACATTCAGGGTATACGGAGATGGATCAATGCCGGTGAGTTGCGGGGAGCCTGTTCCTTGGTCCTTGATACTGGCGTTCTGGTCGTAGATGAAGAGATAGGCTTGGCTTGTCTCGAAGCAACTTTGGATGATAGACTCAAATGGCTGGCCGGAGAGAACAATTTGTGTCCCGGTAGCGGTTGTCGGCAGAGTTAGACCCGTGTAAGCACCTTGCGCGTTGCCAGCGCGCCGCCAGAGAGAACCATCAGAAAGTCCAGCATAACGCCATGCGCTACCAAGAAATGTGAGGCGGCTCAAACTGGTAACTGGCTCGGTAAAATAATAATTGCTGGTCCCTGTGCCTGCGGGGTCGCGATTGATAATAATTGTCCCGTAACGGCTGGACATCGAATTTTCTGCCCTGGAAAGACAATTTAAATCGTTGAGGTAAGTATCTGGCGGGCACTGATCTTCTATATCTCTTGTGATTAAACCTCTGTCGCGATAGATGAATGGAATCGATTTGTATGTTGTTTCCTCTGCCATGTTGTTCTCTTTACGTCGGCGCCGTGAAGGCAGTTACCAATCCTGCGGTGAAAGTCAAAGATCCATTCATCCCGCCGACTGTTAGTTTGACCAGTGTCACCGTTCCGCTCACTCCAGTTGCCAAGGTTGCCGTGATCGTTGCAATTTTTGATGCCTGAGAGTTCGAGGTCACCTGCAATCCCGTCAATCCCTTTAAGGCATTAGATCCGCCGATGTCGAGTTGCGGCCCGAGAGACGCGGCGCCATACTGAGTGGCCGCATGACCCGCCGAGATTGCGTCTGATGGGGAAGTGGGCGCGGCCAGGCCTGTGATTGTGCTGCCGGCCACGTCAATACCTGAAGGGAGAACACTCGGGCCGCTCGATCCTTGCAGAGATTGAATCGCTCCAATGACCTGGTTCAGCGTCACATTGACGCTCCCTGGGTTCTCCGCAAAGTCTTTGGCGGTAAACTGGACACGCTGAATCGGCAGCGGTGTGGCGGCCGGGGGAGCGGGGCGAGGGGTTGGGTTGGCGCTCATTGTTTCGTCCCCATCTTCATAGCCTGGATATACCGCCCGGTCGCCATGACCACTTGAGTATACCGCTTGAGCGCGAACTCGGCCATCTGCGGCTGCTGAGCTACCCCGTCCTTGCCCCAAGCGTAAGAGAGCGCCAAATACTTGACTCCGTGGATCGCCACATCAGGGACAAGAAATTGATCGAGCATCCCCAGCGTGTCCGTGTCTCGCGCCGCGCAGAGCAACTCGACCGGAAAGTTCGACGATGGCCGCCCGCCGACTCCCCAGCGGTAGAGCCCGGCCCGGTCCTCAAACCAGCTTTGTAGCGGCCCGACGTAATTGGACTGCCAACTACGATCTTGCTGGACGAGCTCCTCCTGCGTCAACTCGTACAGTCTACGCATGGATTGAATTGTACCGCCTGTCGTCGATCCATCGGCGCCGACCTGCCGGTAAGTGATGACGTTGGGTGACGGCGCGCTGACAACCGCGAAGACGCCGGCGAAGGATGGATCGGTCGGATTGACCACGGCGAAGGTGTTGTACTGGACCAGGTTTGTCGGCCCGCCCGCGGTAAGCGTCACAACTCCGCCGGCGCGCACCATGCTGGTGATGCCGATGTCGAGCGCCGAGGCCGCGATGCGGTCGATCAGGATGGCCGTGGGCGGCGTGTCCTGGTAGATCTGGCCTATATTCACCGTCTGGAAGAACCGCTGGTAGAAGCACGGCACAGCCATCAGGAACTCATTCTGCGCGCGCGACAGGTACTGCAGCATCTCCGCTTGAGTGAAGATCGGGTCCGTGGCCTCTTGTGTTGGGAAGGTTGCTCCCCAGACAGGTGCAGCCGCGGCGTGCGCGTTGACGAAGTTGGCGGTGAAAGTGGTGGGAGAGGGAACCGTCAGGACGGTGACAACCTCCTGGGCGGCGTTGCCCGGCACCTCGACGACGAGTTGCGCGCCGGGGTACATTGCGTAGGTGCTGGCGACAGTGGCTGTGCGCGCCGCGCCTGCTGTGATGGGGCTGGAGAGGGCGACATAGACGGCGGGTTGGACAAGGTGGGCTGCCACCTCCATCAGAACATCAGCCGCCGTTCTAAACCCCGTCCCTGGACTTGCCACTCTTCACCCCGCAATGCTCCACGTGCCGCCTTTTCCCCGTTTGTTCCCTTACGCTACGACGAGCGCCTCTTCCGGAACAGCAACCGGGTGCGTCTCATCCCAGTCCGCCGGCTTATTGACGCCAAACTTTCCAACTCCACCGCAGCTCGAACACGTCGCCGACATGACGCCGGGGCCGCCCGCCATCTTCTGCGTGGTCTGGCCGTGGCCGTCACAGCCGAGGCATTCTGCCACGAATGCTCTGCCGAAGCAGATTTTGCAGGCCCGCTCGCCCGTGCCTTCGGGATGCTTTGCGAGGCCGCACGAGCACTCGCTTACTGCGCCGTGAAATTGCTGGATTCCGTTCGCCATGGAAATCTCCTATCTCTTGGTTGTTGGGTTGATGTTGGATGCCGCGCCGTATCCGCTCGTGAAAAGCAGCGGGTCGCGCAGGTCTTGCACGGCGGACATCCTCTTCGCGCCCTGCAGGTACTGGTCGAAGAGTTTCATGCCCTCCTGGAACTCTCCTCCGAGTTCCTTGATTCGGCAGTAAAAAGCTGCGTACTCCTCGATCAACTGGAAGAAGTTGTCCTCGAAGACTACGCTCTCGCTTCCAGTGTACGGCCAAACGTCGGTCGTTGGATACTGAATTGCGGTCACGTTGACGGTTTGTGGCGTGGAGACTGCCGGGTGGACGACAAAGAGGTTGAACCCGATCGGCGCCCAGCGTACGGCAACATCGTCCACATCCTGGCTCCAATCGCTCTGCCAACTTGTTTGCAGGTAGTCGAGATCCCACAGGTTCACCTTGTACAGCGGCGAACCCGCGCCCTGAATGTCGGTGATCGCCAGGTAGCCTTTCGGCACGGCCTGCCAAACGGAGTTCGCTGTCAGCGTGAAGGGAACGTTGACGATTTGCGTAGGCCGGCCGACAAGTAGGAGCAGATCGTTTTGCGCTTCCATCAAAGCGCTGAAGACCTCAAACTGCTGGCTCCACCACTGCCCAGGCCCGCCTGGATTTTCTTCCAAGCGGGATTGGACGTTCGCGGCGAGCGTGGAGATCGTGGCCATGGGTTATATCTGCGTGAAGCGCGGAACCAGAGTGCCGGACCCGAGCACCCAGAACTGCGACAACTGCATGGGCTGGCTCTGTCCGATAGACTCGAAATCAAGCGGAGTCGTGGCCCCGGAAGCGAGGTAGTCCATGACGCTCAGATCGGTAGAGGCCACAGTCGAAGCGTTCCCGATGTAGGTTGCCGCGGAAAGAGAGACTGGCTGGATATGCACGTTGCCGGCGTCCTCATTGAGCACACACCATTCACCGCTGGCTGCATGGGATTGCTTCAAGCCTTGAACCACCATCACGGTTCCAGATGTAATAGTCTTCACTGTCCCTTGATCTGGAATGGAGCCGACAGCGACAATGCCTGGCAGGAACGCCGCGGCCAAGCCGACAGCTACGCGATCGCCCGGCAAGAACCCTTTGGTCGAGGTGACGGTCAAAGAGCACTGCGTCTCGTTTGAGCCCGGCGTGAGGACTCCGCTGAATTGGTCCGGAGGCGGCGTGACAGCGGCGGTGACGGCCGACCCGAACAGTGGTTGCGCGGCGCCTGAAAGTGTGATGATTCCTGCAAATGGGCGAACGGCCATAGCTTAATCTCCCTTCAATCTGGTCAACGGATTCTTGGCGTCGCGACCATACGGCGACGGGCAGCATCCTGGCCCTTCTGTGCTGGTCACCTCGGCTGGATCATTCGTGTTGCGGTAGCTGGACTTGTAGCCGATGCCGCCCATGGCGCCACGAACGTTGTCCATGATGCTATTCGGCTTCGGAACGTACTTCCCCATCCCGCCCCAATCGTTCTTCACCTCGGGATCATACTCCTCGTGCGTCCCCAGGCGCGCGCGATCAATGTGGAAGTTGTCGGTGGCCGGCTTCGAGTTGGCTGGCGCGTCCACCTTGCCGAAACTCTTGCGCCGGAATACGTCGGTGACTCGTTCCGATGGGTTCATGGTTGCCTGCTTCCCGCCCTGCGCTTTGTGGCGCGGTGCAACTTGCGCTTTTTCGTTTTGCGCTTCACCGTCTTCCGCTTGGAAGAAAGCCTGGCTGCCTTCTTCAAAAACCTCGACGAGTAGCTACGAGCTTCCATTTCTGGAGTTTCTTTGTCTTCACGCATATCTCTGCCTCACTTGAGAGAATTTTCTTTTAACAAGATCGCTTACCGTTACCTCGCGCTGCTGCGGTGGATCGTCGAAGTTCTGTGCATCTGAGTTCAGGACTACGCTTTGGAACCCGTAAGTCTTTTCCGCCGCCGACAACTCCCGCAAATTACCAACATGAACCTTTTTTCCAAAGGAGTCATGGACGTGATCCAGTGTGATGTCGAAGCTGTTAGCTGTCGTATCAGCTAGTTCTCGCGGCCTCTTCATACATCCACAATCCACTCCATGCCATTGCCCCTTATAGGGAGGCTCAAGTCGAAAAATACGCCGATAAACCACTACGCCGCATCTGTCGCAAGTCTGTGCCATCTCGTCTCTTACCTCGTCTCCATCTTACCACTACCAATCGTTTATCGCACCACCACTCATGACAGCGTGCTGCGCATCCCAGAGCGATCCACCCGGCGTATAGAACGGCAGATCCTCGCCCTGGATCGTCGCGCTCGTCCGGTACAGATTCTCGTCCTCGTTCATCATCTCGACCAACAGGCCTTCGTACTCTTGGTGGAAGGTGCTCGCCAGCGACAGCGCCGTCTGCGGATCATAGCCGGGGTTATCCTTCGGCTTGTAGCGCAGCGCCCAGCACATCGCCTCTTTGATCACCACGTCGCAGCGGATGTACGGCGGCAGGGAATCAGTATCGTTTACGAGGTTGGCCGGCTGCGTGTACGCCATGAAGGGCAGTGCCTGTTGCGTGAAGGGCGCGGGCCAAAGCTCAATCAGATAGTTCCCATTCGGATCCGCCGGCATCGGTGCCAGTCCCCACGGAAAGTTCACAGTGATGCGCCACGGGTCGCGATTGTCCAAATAATCTTGAGTGAGATTCGTCCACAACTTGAATCCCATCTGCATGTTGACGCACGTCTTGATGTACTTGATGTTTGGGCCGAAACTGTAATACATCTGCACGATGTAGTAGCCGGTCGTCTGCGTCGTCTGCCCCGGTGGGAACGGGCCGCCCCAGGGAAGCTCCAGCGTCAGCACCTGCGCAAAGGGATCAACTCCCGTGATCGTGTAGATCGGAGTGTTGAGCCCGGCGCGGAACTGGCGGCCGATGAGCGTCTGGTCCCATGTTGTATTGTTGCCCTGCACGGTGTTGGAGTTAAAGGTGACCGTGGCCGTTCCGCCGCTGACTGAGGCCGGGCAGATGATCTGGCCTTTTGTGAAGAGGCCGTACCAAGTCTTGCGCGCGTAGATCTGGCGCACAATTTGATTTATGGCGTTCGGAGCCTGGGCCACAAAGTTCGGATTCCAAGCAGTAACTGCTCCCTGAATCTGCCCAAAATTATATTGCTGGACAAACGGAAGCACGCCAGCGTTCGGCTGGACCTGCTGGGGGATCACGATGGGAGGCGAAATAATTTTGATACCCTCCGTTCTTTAGGAGGGGAGGGGCGCGGTAACCGTCTGTGACCCCGCCCCTCTTTGGTTGATGCCTTACATTCCGCCGTTCAGGAAGTCGAGGAACCAGTAGCATGAACTCAGATCGGTTCCAGGAGAAACCTGCGGTGTGGTTGTCGGGTTTCCAGTAACAAGCAGGGCAGAGACTCCAGCATCAGCCCCGGTCGAATAGCCGCCGTTCTGACCGTTCATCTTGAATAACGCGTTGGTTAGGCCGGTTGCGATTACAGCGCTCACGGTGCCGTTTGACTTGGCGCCGTTGGTCAAACCCTGCGTGACAACAATGTTGCCGGGGACGTAGTTATTAGCCGCGGTGAGGGTGATGACGCCAGCCGTGGCAGCCGAAGACGCCGTTGCGAGAGAGTTGCTGATGGTTGACCACGCTGCGCTCGTAACCAGCGCATTGCCCGCCGTCACGAGTTGCCAGACGTTGCCGGTATCAGCCGCAGTCGTGAAGGTGTTTCCAGTTCCATTCCAGTTCGCGGTGAACTGCGTCGAGGAGGAGGATGCAACCTGGGCGATGACTCCGTTCGCCTTCGCGCCGTTGGTCAGGTTGTCAATGTAGACGAAACTTCCAACCGGGGGATTGAGGCTGGAAGTCATCGTCAACAAGCCGGCTGTAGCCAGAGAGTTGGTGATGGTCGCCGTCGCACCGAGTTGAAGCAGGTTCCCCAGTCCAGCTTGGACAACCTGGAAGGTGCCCGTGGTATCCGCGCCTGAAGTCACTGCGGCTGCTGTCCCAAGATTGAACGTGAATGCCGCCGTGGTCGCCGAAGCAACACGAACGATCGTCCCGTTCAAGGCTCCGAGTTGCGTGAAGGATTGCAGATAGACGAACTGATTCGCCTTCAAGGTATTACCCACAGTGACCGTGCCAACGTTTGCCACCACCGCACTCAAAGTCGAGGCTGCCGATGCCGTACCGAGGCCGAGCGGCACACCGGCGGGAGCGCCACCGGCCAAGCCAACGATCATCGTCACGGACTGAGCGGGAGCGGGTGTCGCACCAAACGAACTGGCCGGGAAGATGAACTGTGGCATGAACGCAGATCCGGCGGCATTACTCCCTTGAGTGTCCACGGCATAGCAAAACTCCGCACCAAAGTTTCCGATGACAGTCGTGCTGGTTGTCAGGGCTCCTGGAATAACGTAGCCTCCAGACGGATAATCCGAAGCGGCGGGCTGCGCCTGAAAAACCGTGTTTACCTGAGAAACGCCGACATTCTGCGTGCTGTCAGGAACTTTTGTAATCGTCAAAGCCATGACTGTTACTCCTTAGGTTCAACCCGCGCACCACTTCGATGCGCGGGCTTCCATTTAGAAAGTGGGATCGCAGTTGATCCAGATGTCGGAAGTGACAGCGGTGGAGACTGCAGTCAATGCAATGGCGTTGCGCGAGCTGAGCGGAGCCGAACCCGAAGCCGTGCGGGTTACAACGAAGTTCCCCGTCGCGCCGATCAGCGCATCGCCGATGGCAGTCAAGGCCACAACCGCGGCGCCCGAAAGGAATCCCTTGGTGGCGATGAAGATGAAGTTGCCATTGATGATCGTGTTCAACTGCGCGCCAGTCTTCGACCCCGGATAGCTGGTCGTATTCGGCAGAGCCCATCCCGCGAGGGAGTTCAGGTTGCCGCCCAGACCTTCCGACATCGTGCCGCTGACGGTCGTGTAGGTCTCATCCGTCCAGTAGACTGGGGCCGGATAGGCCAACCAGGCCGCACCGGTGGTCGAGACATAGCGCACATAGCGCACGATCAGCGGAGCGCCGTACCCGTTGCCGCCGTACAGCATCGACGGACCCTCGGATGCGCCCGGCGAAAGCAGATACGCCGCGCCGATGGGATTCTGCGCACCATTCGGCCAGCTTGGCGAGTTGACCGGAGGCTGAGTCGTGATCGTCGACGCATATGTGTCGATCGCGGTGTACAGGTTGCCAGTTGTGATGATCGGAAATTCTGTTCCGAGAGCCATGTGAAGCCTCCAGCGCCGTTGCGCCATTGCAAAATTCTTGTGGGCGGGAATCACCCCGCCCCGTTCAAACCACTACTAGCCCGTCACCCCGGACAAAATGAAGCCCAGCCGCGGCGCGCTGACCACAATGTTGCCGCCGAAGCAGAGCTGGCCGGCAGAATCAACCGAGTTCGGCAGTTCCTTGAAGCCGGTGAATCCGAAGCCGAACAACTCGTGATCCGAGATGTGGACGTTCATGAAGTCGGTGTTCATGCCGAAGACGTAGCCGCTGGGCACATACTGGTCGACCACGAGCCGCTGGTTGTTGAACCGGATGGCCGTGAAGCCGATATTCTGCGCCTGGTCGACCATGATGTTGTCGTTGACGCGCTGCGCCGGGACCATTTTGTTGTAGAGCTGGTTGTAGATCGACTGCGTGGTCGCGATCAGGTTCGGCTGGCGATTGCCAAAGGTGCCCTGGCCGTAGGCCTTCTGCAGCGCGGTGATCGACAGCGGCCCACCGACATTCTGGTAGTAGCCGTTGATGCCGGTCGAGGCGCCCGAGCCGGTGGCCGCGCGCGGCAAGCCGCCGTAGGTCGGATAGTTGGTGCCGTCATCGTACCCGGCGAGCAGGCCGTCCAGCGCAATCTGCGAGGACACGGTTCCCTGGCCGTCGTTGTAGATGTCGATCGCCAACGCCTGAGCCAGCGCCTGCGAGCCGTTGATCATCTTCTCTTCGACGAAGCTCATCACCGCATTGTTGCCCATGTTGATCGGCAACTGCGTGCCTTGAATGGTCACGTTTGCGTAGTAGAACTTCACCGCGAAGGTCATCGCCGTGTCCGTTTGGACATAGGAGATGTCGAAGGTGGAGCCTGGGGCAAATGGACCAGCCTTCAGCGGCGCATACTGGATGGGCTGCTGAATGTAGAGGCCACCCGGAAAGGGCTTGACTGTATCACCCTTGAAGATTTGAACGAAAACTGGAGATACCTTGTAATACTCGTCCACGATCTCGGGGACAATCTCCTGCTTCGTTACTGCGCTGATGTCATTGATGTTAAGCGCCATCACTGGCCTCCGTGGTTAAAGTTTGTTGAGTCCTAGCTCGCCATTTCAACCTGGCGAGCCTGAAGCCTGTCGAGTGCCGCGGCCGCGCGCCCCGCACCGGTCGCTGGAGCACCATCCGCGCCGGTCTTGCCGCGGTTGATGAACATTCGGATATTGCTGTTTGTCGCTGGCGGCGGAGTGGTTCCCGGTACGCCTGCGGATCCAGACCTTGCCTTCACGCGCTTCTCGACTTCTGTTTCGATGGTGCGCTCTGTCACGACCGGAGCCACGTAGTCGTTGTATGCATCGGTGATCGAACGATACCCGCGCGCCTTGGTTTCCGGCTTCTCCAGAAACGCATTGAAGTCGGCGGAGTCGAACGGCTTGCCAACCTCGCGCTCATGGCGGCCGTAGATGCGGTTCAACTCGTCGGCCCGCTGAATCGAAATCTTCACGGCGTTGTTGACCAACTCGTCGCCGCGCGTTTTCACCACATCGGCAATCCGAGCGTCAACGGTCTCGTTGATCTTGCCGAGTTTTGCGTCGAGCATCCGATCGATCGCACTCAAATCGAACTGCCCAGCGGCGGGCGGCGGTGTGCTACGCGCCGGAGGCGGATCGACCACTTCGGCCACTGGCGGCTCATCGCCGTCGTAGTAACTGACCAACTCTTCGCCACGGGCAAGGCGGGTCGCCACCGCGCTGTTGCCCTGAATCTTCGCGAATTCTGCCGGGCTCAAAAGCCCTTTCAAATCGTCGAGCAATGCCATACACTACTCCCTTCGCACTAAGCTGCGTGCGACTCGTCTGTTTGGGATGGTGGAGGTGATGGAGGCCCGCCAGCCGGCGGCTCCGGTGGTGCTTCTGCCGGCTTATCGTCGCCGGAATCCAAGTCTTTCGGATCTTTCTTCAAACCCTGGACAACCAGAACTTTGATGTCTTCCTTGATCTTGTCGATGCCAGGCTTCAGTTCCTTTTTGAGCTTCGACATCTTGCTCAGGACACGGTACACGCCCGTCAACCCCTTCATTAACTCCTCGTCCGCATCCGGTTCGCCGCCGGGCTTCTTTTGGGGAGGTCCACCCGCCGCAGCATCCCCGCCCGCAGGCAGGTTGTCGTAGAAATTCGGAGGGGCGGCTGTGGGGGCTGGCATTGGCATGGCTTAGTTACTCTTTCCGCGACCGTTTACCGGGTTGCCGGTTTTGACATTGACACTGTAGCCGCGCGACGAAATCGGTTCGCCGTCGTGGATCATGTGGCCGAAGAGCGCGATCTTGCCGCCGGTCATCTTGGGGGCCGTCACGGTCGGGCCAAAGGTCTCTTCGCTGACGCGATCATTCTTTGCCATGGGAATTACTCCTGGGTAGTGGGGGCCGGCGCACCGGCCCCAGTTCACTGTTGTGGTTGGTGCTTGACTACGCGAGAACTACTTCTCGCGCTTGGAGCCGCGATGAGTCTTCCGCGACTTGTGACCGCGCTTGTGACCTTTGCGAGCCATAGGCGTCCTCCTTCTTTGGAGCGGTTTTTTAACGTGGCCTTCACCACGGTCAAGCAAGATGTTGCCATCAAGCCTTCGATGCCAATATCGCACCACCGAGGAGGTTCCAGTCCCGCCTTGCGTCGCGAATTTTGATGGAAAATTACAGATTTGCAACAATGCGCTACAATGCGCTACTATTCGTGCATGGGAAACTTTTACCTCTCACCCACGCAGGTTGCATCCAAACTCCACGTTGGGGTCGAATCGATTCGCCGCTATTTGAGATCAGGTGAATTGGTTGGGGTTCATGTCAGCCGAAAATGCTGGCGCATCTCCGATGACGACCTGAATGAGTTTTTAAAGAAACGGAAGAGTTAGCTCTACTTCTTCCCGTGTGGATGCTGCATCGCGCCCGCCGCGCCGGCCATCGCAATCTTCTCCGCGGCCTCTTCTTTGAGCTCGGCTTCGATCTTCTCCGCGTCAGCTTTTGGTACGCCCAGTTTGCGATAGAGGCCTTTGCGAGACAAGTCTCCAAGTTTGCGCATAACGAACGCCACCTGCACCTCGTCCTGTTTTTCGATGGCTAGCAGACTTCCTTTGCGAATCGAGAAGGTCGCCTGGCGGACGAACTCTTCCGGCTCCATTCCCTTTTCCAGCCACTGCCCGTAGAGCGGCTCGAAGTCCGCATCCGTCAAGCCCTTGACGCCAAATTTCTTGATGCGGCTCTTGGATGTCTCGAACTGCATTTTGTTAGCTGTGACCATCGTGCCGACATCGGTGAGAAAACTGTGAAGGCCGCGGCCCATGAAGCGAATCGGAATGGACCGGGAGTTCATGATCATCTCCAGCGAGTCGCCACCCGGCACCTGCTTCTTCTGCGCCGCCTGGTTGATGGCCGCCGCGCCCGAGGTCATGTCCTGCTCTTTTTCCACATCCTGCTTCATTTGGAGGACGTAGGCCGGCAACTCAGGCGGCTTCGGGAACTCAGGAGACTTCGGCGCATTGTTGTTGTACATGATCTTGCCGCCGGGCGCGCCGGGATCCATCGAATCCCAAACTGACTGCGCAAACGCCGCCTTCGGCGCCACCATGCGCGGCTCGATCGCCGCCCGGATCATATCCATGATTCCGCCGTTGATCCGGTTCACAATGTCGCTCATCATGGCAATCGGTTCGAGTGGCGAGCAGCCGTTCGGAGACCAGGGAACCCGAATCAGCCGGAGTTTGGCGAAAGGGTACATCGCGTGCCAGTAGGGGTTCGGACCATCCTGCAGGAGCTTGCCGCCGGCCGCGATAACAAACCTGCCGCGGGGATACCAGAGGCAACCAGGTTCAACCATGTACGACCAGTTGTAATTGGCATCGCCGACCCGCTTTGTCTCGCCGGTTTCGTTTTTTGCCCCATCTTTGAACCAAAATTGCTTGAGCATGGCCTTGGGATAGCGCGACCGCTTCCCGTCCGCCTGCTTTTTGCCGAGCAACTTTTTGAGCGCCGGGTTCAGCCGGACCCACGAGGCTTCGGACATCTTGCCGGGCCTGGACATATCCCCGGTTGGCTCATTGCCTTCGAGATCTGGGTGTACATCGTTAGCCAGGTCTCCGTAGGCGCGCTTCAGGGTTTCGATGGTCACAGGCCAGCGCGCGATAACGCATTCGTCGTCCTGAATCCGGCTGCCCGCGCCAATCGTCATCACGTTGAGCGGCCCAAGCGGCATGAACTCGCAATCGCCCATTCCGTTGTTGAGCGCGGAGTTCCACTGGATTTTAGCGTAGCCCGTGTGGAGAAGTGCCCACATCACAGCCTGGGTTAGCTCCGCCTCGAAGTCGGTGAATCGCGCCCACATCCCGGTCATCTCGTTGAGCAGGTCTTGAAGTTTAGTAAACTCCTCGTCCTCGTTAGCGAATTTGACTTGGAAGTCGGGTTCGATGTCGGTGAGCAAGCCGGCCATCTCGACAAACTGCCGGAAGAGGCGGTTGACTGTGGGGCGGGAGCGGCCAAACCGGGACTTCGCGTTCCACTGCTGGCCGGAGATGTAGTCGATGAGCCGGGAGGTCAGACGGATCTCGCGGGAGTCCGCAAGTTCGCGCTCGCCTTCTTCGTAAACGGCATCTGCCCAAGCGAGAACATCCCGCTCCAGCGCCTTTTCCGGTCTCTCTTTGAAGTCAGCCATCGCGGAAAGTTTACCTGATGCCAAGGGTTTCGATGAGAACTTGCGGGGATATTTTCCTGGGGTGGTTATTCAGTGTGTGCCAGAGCCCCGGCGATGCGCGTCTCCCACTTGATGACCTCGGCGGTCAGATTCTCCACCTGGCCGGATAGATCGGCGTTCAATTTGGCCGCAGCCACCATCTCGGCGCCGTTCTTCACGCCCAACTTTCGCAGTTCGGCCGCCTGCGCGCCGTCGATCAGAACCGGCTCGCCAGCCATGCAGCACCGGATGAGCGAGGCTATTGTCGGATGGAAGCGCTCGCCCAGCGCCTCTTTCGCTCTCATCAACACTTCCTGGTTCACCCATACCTCGGCTTTCACGTCGCCGGCTCCCGCCGCAAACCGAACCTCGGTTTTCATCATGTCCGGCTTCATCGCCCAAAACTGCGCGTGGCTGAGCCGGTGGCCCATCAAGCAAAAGCAATCCCTGTTATCCCGCATCGCCTGGACTGCAGGGCTTCCATTGTTGCGGCACATCGGGCAGTACGCCCCGGTCACATTGTCGCCTGTCAGCATTCTCGTCTCCTACCACTCATCGCCGAAGTCTTCCAATCCCCGCCCTGGCCCGGCGTTGGCCATAGCGCTCTTGTAAGCCCACACCAGATCCGGAGTGATGTCCGTCGTGGCGAGGCCGTGCTTCGAGTGTAAATCAAATTCAGCGCCCATGGTGTCGAAGATTGGCGAGTAGAGTGTATTCGCGTTGCAAACCAGAATTGGCTTCACCTGCCAGCCAGCCTTGCCTTTGATCATCGTGTCGGCTTCCGCCTGGGTGTTGTACTGCCCGCGCTGGCGCATGATGTTGTCGTAGACGCCGTAGATGTGAAGTTCGCCGCTCTGCCGGACGTGCTCGGTCGCCGCGCTGGTCTTCAAGTGCTTCGTCGTCTCGCGCAAGCAATAGAGGCCGATCATTGCCGTCATCACGCCATCATCTTCATTTCCCTGCCCTTGAGATTTCCCGCCGTTCTCTAGCGCCGCAAAATCTACCATCTCGTCGAGCAGGTCGGCATCTCGGATAACAACTGTCCGGTCGAGCAGTGCCTCGTTCATGGTTCCGATGATCTCGTCGCGAGTCTTTGATGTGGTCAGCCAATGCAGGTAATTGCTCGCTTGATGCGTCAGCCGGTCTTTGAATTGCGGGCGGTAAAGGTTTGGGTAATCCATGTCGCGCAACTCGTTGCCGGTTGTGATGCCGTCCTTCATGTACTCGTTGGCTACTTCGGCACCATTGTAGAAGAGGCCGATTGCCGCAACGACGTGCGCGAATTTCTTCGGAGGTATCCAGCCCCACCAGGTCGCAACTTGTGTATCTGGCTCTATGCCTTGCCCGGCACGAAAAACATTCGCAACCGAGAAGTCTCCGCCGTTTCCAAGCGCAACGTCATCGGACACATAGTAAGTTGCCCCCTGCTCCGGCATCTCCCAGATGTGCATTCTCTTCCCGCCACGTCCCGACTTACGTCTTGGGAGAATCTCATCATCCGCAACTGGCATGATGTCGTCAGTGTTGAATCGCGGCGGCTCCATCGAAACCAGACTAATCTCTCCGGCATAGAGCGGCTTGCAAACCTTGTTGATTTCCTGCCATTCAAGAGAGTCGCGATCAAACGCGCAGAGGCCTGATGATTGAAACGCTTCATTGGGTGTGAGGGGATACGACTCAAGGAATCCAGCTTTGGTCCCTGAGCGCTTCGCCGCGCGCAGACGAACACGCCGGAAGTTCCAGAAAGTATCTGGTATCTCGAAGTGCTCTTCTTTTTTAATGCGCTTATTGAATGTCGTCTCTTCTTCGGATAAATCAAACGCTCCCTTGATCGGCAGATAGTATTTCTTTACCTTATAGACTGGAATCCAGACCGGGCGCATATCGCCGTCTCCATCAACCGCCGAACTCCATTGGTCATAAAACAATCCTTGACGCCCATATCCAGTTGACTCGAAGACCTGGAAGGTGTCGAGCGCGTTCATTGACGGCTTCACGTCGCCTTCGTAAATCTCATCGTTAGGCCAACGACTTACCTCTGAAGCATGGAGACATCTGATAGTGCGGCCGATGGCCACTCCTGAAGTTTGTGTCGCTGGAGATACTTGCAAGGCGGAGCCAAGCCCAGGGTCTACCATGCGCTCTTTCTCGTCGGCGCGCTGAAACTCAATGGCCCCTTTCTTCGTCTTGTACATATACTCAGGCCTCAGCCACCATGGAAGATTCGCATAGGCATTCAAGCTGAGTTTGTAGATATGCTCTGATGTTACCTCGTTCTGCGCGATAATCATTGTGAAGCAATGCGGAGTGAAGATGGTTCGATGGAACATAGCCGCCGCCGTCCAGACCGAGATACCTGTTTGCCGCGGCTTGAGAACGATAATCTTACAATAACCGTTCGCCGCCCACTCCTCGCACATCGCCTGATAGACAATCTCTTGATGGTCCCAGAATGGATAAAGGGATTTTAGAACACCTTGCTCGGTCGTGATGAAGTGGTAGTTCTCAAGATAGTAGCGGAGGTCAAGCGCTTTTTGAACTTCGTTCTCTATGAATACAAGACCGTCTTTGGGAAGTTCCGCCCAGGCGCGAGTAATATCCTGATCGCAGCGGATATAGTGGTCCTGCAAAACATCGATAGCGTCGTTGAGTGAGGAGTCTTTACGTGGTACTCTCATCCTCAACCTCTTCCTCGTCTTCGCCTTCGTCTCCGCCAAAATCTTTGAATTCGTCGGCGATCTCATCTTCGGCGCTGACTACCTCGGCCTCTTCGATCTCCTGTTCGTTCGCCAGGCCGATCTGTTCGCGCTTCTTGCGAAGGATCTGCTCGAAGCTCATGCCGGGACCGAAGCCGTCTCCGGCAATACCTCCGGCATTGAATTGTTGATTCAACTGCAAAGCCGGAGTCTTCGGCTGGACCGTCTCCATCATGCCGCGGACTTGCTCAACAGTTTTCAGGCGCATCGCGGTGTCGGGATGGGTTTTCACTTTCCCGGTTTCCTTGTCCACGAAGATGACCTTCTCAGCTTTCATGCCGTCTTTGAAAACAGTGCTTACACCTTCAAGCTGGTCCATCAGCACCTGGACAGCCTTGACGTTGAGCACGGAGAGTTGGTTGCGGAAGGTCCATTCCTTGATGCGGTCAATCGACGCCTTGACGGTGAGCGGATTGACGCCCTCCTCGGCCGCCAACTGCGCTTCGGTTTTTTGAAGGCCTTCGATCTGGAACCAGCGCCGGAGATCTGCCTCGGTGGGACTCGCCAAGTTCCGATAGCGGTTCACGCGGCTCTTGCTGCGCACGGCCAGCGCCGAACCTGGCGGCGGCACAGGAGCTTTGGGTGGCCTGTCTTGCTTTATTTTTGCCGCTGCGGGCATGGACTAGACCTCGGCTGGGGATTCTGTGAGGAGCGCCTGCTCTTCGGTTTGGGCTTGCTGATCGAGGGCCGCGGTGGGGCTCAAGCCAAACCCGGACGGAGGCGCGCCAAAAGTGGACTCCTCGGGCGCAAATTCTTCGGCGCCGTACTCGTGTGTCGACCTGGACTCGGTTTCGAGGAAGAGCTGCTGGAGGACGCCGATCGCCTTCTCCAGCCGGAGGCAGGCTTGGATGCTGCGCGCGGCGGCACCCTGTAGAGCCTCAGCGTTGATTTTGTCGATCCCGGCCTGCATGGCGGCGCGGTGTGCTTCCAGGATGGCGGCCAGCTCCCGGCGGTGGTCTTCGAGCAGCCCGCGGACCTCGGTGCGAATTGCGACGAAACTTGACTTAGCTGACTCGATGGTAGCCTTACTCTCCGCCTGGTGCGCGGCCAGTAGCCGGCCAGTCTCTGCGTAGACTGCGGTGAATTGCTCTTTCGCGGCGGCGAGTTGGCGCTTCAAACTCAATGCCAACCAAATCAGCACGGCAACCCCGCCCAGCAGCAGGAACAGGAACAAGGCGGCGAGGATGGAGAGGGACACGATTCCGACAATGCTCATGGTTGGCAGTTTACGCTTTCATTTTTCCGCTTGCAAGTTTTTTTGTGGTGAGGTAGACTGAATTCGTCCTGCCGCCCAGGTTGGACTTGTAGGCGCCCTGGCTGATCACTGGGGTTGAAAAGTGGTGGGGGTGTCCTCAAGCATCCCCGCCCGCCTGCTTGAGGAGGAATTTTGAGTAAGAACACCGATATTTGGATGCCGCTCTACATCGGCGATTATTTGGCGGACACGTCGCACCTTGACGCTGAGCGAAGCGGAGCCTACCTTCACTTGTTGATGCATTACTGGCGAAAAGGCCCACTCCCAAACGACATCGACGCGATCGTGTCGATCACCAAACTCCGAGCAGAAAATGCTTCAAGCATTGCTCAAGCATTGCTCAATGAGTATTTTTTCCTCAATGGCGATGGTCGATGGCACCAAGGCCGAGCAGATGTTGAAATTGAAAAGTGGAACACTAAGAAACAGAAAGCAAAAGAGAAAGCGGAATTAGCAGCAAAAAGAAGGTGGAATAATAATGCTTGAAGCATTGCTCTATGTATTGCTTGAAGGTATGCTTAACACTATGCTTGGGCGATGCCCTTCACCATCACCTTAATCATCAGATGGGATTTACTTATTAGTTTTTCTATGTAGTGTATTTATCTCTCTGTACTTTTGTGGGCAAAACATCGAATTTGAATGATTTACAACGGTTACGAAAGGAAACTTCAATGCCAGCAAACCTCGAGCTTCTAGCCGCAAGCCGCGTGATGGTCGACCAGGTGATCGCCCGCGGACAGGTTCCCGTCATGTTCTTTATGAACCGCGCAACCTCCCAGGCGCTCGCCGAGACGCTGGCCGCCGCCTACAGGGAGCGCTTGTCCACCTTCCGGCGGCTGTGGCTGCGAATCCAGCGCGGGAAGGCTGTGCCTCAACTGGAGTCCCTGCACGGCATCCCTGTGGGCCGGGCCGACTACCTGCCACCTGGGGGTTTGTTCCTACAGAGCGTGGACCGCGCTCAGATGGGCCAGCCAGCGGCGCCAGCAGTTCCAACGTCGATGAGACCACCTGCCGGCATGGAACAGGCCGCTCAAGACGCGCGGCAGCAGCTCGCGGCGCGGGGTGAGGAATTCTGGAAGAAGGATCGCGTCCAGGCGCTGAACGACGCGATGGACGGCGTAGCGGCTGGCGAGATCCGGCCGACGCTGAACGACCTGTCGAGTGGGAACGGCGAGCGGCCGTCGGCGAGCGATGTGCTGATGAAGGCGATGGATGACGTGGATGATCTGAACGGCGTGGTGGTCGTGCGGGTCCATAGGAACGGGAGCGTAGACCTATGCCTCAATGTAGACCAGTTCGCCGCCCAGGGTGTGCTACAGCGCACGCAGATGTATTTGGCGCAGAGGGGTTACTGATGAAACACATCGTCTGTTTTAGCGGGGGAAAGGACTCAACGGCTTTGGTTCTCTGGGCTATTGAGAATCTGCCGGAGTTCACTGCCGTTTTCTGCGATACAGGATGGGAGCACAAGATTACCTATGCCTATATAGAGGAGATCAACCAATCACTGTTGGGCGGTAAACTCGTGACCCTTAAAAGCTATAAATATCCAGATGGAATGCGTCAACTTGTCCAGATCAAAAAGAGAGCTCCATCGGCTAAAGCGCGATTCTGCACCGAGGCTTTGAAGGTGCGCCCGATGATCGATTGGTTGAAGACCATAGACGATGAGATCACGGTCTATCAGGGGATCAGGGCCGACGAGAGTGAAAGCCGCTCTCGGATGGTTCACCGTCAGTGGTCAGACGATTTCGATGCATGGATCGATCGTCCGCTGCTGACCTGGACCGCAGGCCAATGCTTTGCGCTGATGGCCGAGCGTGGCGTCAAGCCGAACCCGCTCTACCTGATGGGCGCTTGCCGCGTCGGATGTTTCCCGTGCGTGATGGTCAACATGCGCGAACTGAAGGCGTATCTCGGTGGGACGCTGGGCGCTGAATTGCGCCGCCGGGTGCTCGACCTCGAAGCCATTGTCGGCAGCTCGTTCTTTGCGCCGACCTACATCCCTGAACGGTTCTGCACCGGCTTCGACGAGAAGAGCGGCAAGCGGTTCCCCTGGGCGCAAGACGTTTTCCGCTACATCGAGAGTGTGGACGAGGACCAGATCCCGATGTTTCCAGCGCGTTCATGTATGAGCGTGTACAACTTATGCGAGTGATCTACTCTTCTACCAGTGTCCAGCAGCCGTGGTGAACAAACTTCTTACCCTTCGGCGCAAGATACTTGAGGACGAGTTCGTTACCGGGTGACCTGTCACCTTTGTAGATTTGAGAAAGTAACTGCATTGAGATACCAATCTCATTTGCAAACTGGACTTGAGTTTGCCCACCCTGACGATCCTTCAGCATCTCCCGCAATTCTCTTGCCGTGTATGGCGCTGGTGTGGGTTTAGGCATGGTTCTTCCCCCATGCGCCCTTGACTCCCAATCCGAAGGGCAACGAGTAAGTGGACGGCAACACCCAGAGTACGCGCAGATGAAGTTTGGTCTTCCACTCATCAGTCAGCGCCGGGTACACCTCGACAGCCACAACTTCATGACCGAATATCTCGTGGAGCGCGCGCTGAATCTCTTCCCACGACAACTGCTCAATATCGCCGTGCCTTATCAATGTCGCCTGGACGACTCCTCCGATCGAAGTCTCCACTTTGAATAACTGGCATTCGATGCGGCTGTTGGCGTAGATAGCCATGCAGTTGATGAGCAACGGGTACTCCTGCTGCATTTGGTCTGTGATCTCTACTTTCTCGAACGGAGTCCACTGCCGGCCATAGGCTTTGAGTAATGCTGTCTTGCGAACCTTCGTCATCGTAATGCCTCCACTGTGATTTCCACGCGCTCAGGAAGGCCGTAGCGTTTGGCGCTTACGCCATGCTCTATCACCTGCGCGTCGTCCATGTAGATGATTCCCTTGAGCGCATCCATCACCGCCCTCTTGAGTTTGTCTAGGTCCGGCTTAACCGTGGGAAAGATGCGACGCTTTGGGGCGCTCTTGGGACGCGCGAATACGAACCAAGTTGTGAGTCGGACAGGAACATCAGAACCCCAAGGCTCATATATTCCAGCCTTACCACGGGCTTCAAGAGCCGTCCAGCCGATCTGTTGTCGCCAAGGCTTCATCTTGGGATTGTCGCTAGTCATGTTCGCGTGTCCCGCCTTGTCGATGAATGGCCTCATGCTTCCTTGCGGGCGCGGAGTGCCGAGTACCGTAAATTCAATTCGTTCGCTCATCGTCCCCGCCTCTCTTCCCCGCTAGTGGCTGCTCTTCGTTGTGAACAAAAAAGTAACTATCGTCGTCGCGGTACTCCTTCTTGGGAGCGCACCAGCACTCAGGAACCAGGCAGTGATTACGGCCGAACGTCGGAATGCTGTGATAGACCGATCCGTGTTCATCGCGCCAGTTGATAACGACCCAGCCATGCGCTTCAACCTCTTCCAACGTCGGCACATACTCATCGTCAACCTCATGCCCGTCAGAGAAACAAAGCGGAGCCTTCGCCTTATAGTGCTCGCTGTCCGTGATGAAGAATTTTATGTACTGGCCGTTCTCGAACATGAGTTGGATGAAGCCGTCGGCGTCTTTTTCGGCGAGCTCGCCAACTTCGTTTTGCGTGATCTCCAGCAGACGCTGGCCGATGAACGAGCCGAGGATTTCGCGGATGTTAGCTACAACTTCTGGTTCGTCGGTCATCTTTTTTCTTTCTCCATGCAGCGGAACATCCAGTGCTTGAATTTATCCACAAGGAAGTTTGCCTGGGCCACGGTCAAACAATTGTCCATCGACCCACCAGTGCCGTCACTCTTCCGCGTGTAGAGGATTAGAACTTCCTCAATGTCGTCAGCTTTACCAGCAATATCCGCGGCGAGATCCACGATGCTTTCGATGTGCTTTGATTTCATGCCGCCTTCTTTCTCGGCTTGGGTCCGCGCTTGCGGGCAACCATTACTTTGATGCGCTCCAGAAATTCGTTCATCGGAGGATTGCAGAGAACATGGTCAGAGTAGATTTGATCAACAACAGGTTTCGTGCTGGTAAGAACTAGGACAGGAACGATACCTTTCGCCTTGGAAATCAGATCATCGATACCTGTGATGGGTAACTGCAAAAGCATCAGATCGAATTCGCAACTCGTCAGATAATTGAGAGCCTCTTGGCTATTCGTCGCCGCGGTGACGCGATAGCAAGTTCCCGTATTCCCAATAGGTTGAGGATGAGAGTTCATCAAGACATAGCGCAACGGCGAGAGCATGAACTCATTCTCTCCGACAAGCAGTATCTTCTTTCCTGATCTCATGCAGCCTTCTTGTGCAGCGGGTAATCCGCCGGGAAACCGCAGTGCGCGCAACCCTTGCAGCACGGCTTACCCATGGGCACGAACTGGTGGGCACCATCGATCGGAGTCGGCTCGGGATAGCGCCAGCCGCCGAAGTGGAGAGTGACCTTGTTTTCGTTGAGCGTCGGCATGGGAACCTCCTGAATGCATACTACGCAAGATTGCGGATAATTGCAAGCGTTAAATTGGTGGCGCGTCTTTGGCTATCATCGGAAATGGGATAACCTTGTCTACCTTGCCGGCGGCGATGAGCATCAAGGCCTGTTGGCGCCAGGCGACGGCCTCATCCTTGGTGATGACCCAGCCCAATTTTTCATCGCGCGGATCCGCCGCTGTCTGGAGTGAACCCAGAGACGGCGCGCCTTTGTGGACTGGACACAGGTCGGGAACGAATACCTCAGACCCGCCAGTTGATTCACAGGTTCCGTTGCCGCAGGTGAAGGACACATCCATCGTCCCGCAGATGAAGATAGTCTCGCCCTGGGTCCGGCACACCTCGCACACCGGCAAGTCGCAGGTGAACATCTCGGATTTGCTGTCTGTCACCCGGCGGCCTGGCGCGGCCTTCTTATTGAACAAGGTCTCCTCTACCGGCTCGATAAACTGCGCGCACTCGAAGCCGATCGGCGCATCGCACACGAGGTCGGTGAGAGCAATCCCGCAGAAGACGCAGGTGTCGTAGTCGCCGCGGCGTCGGATGAACTCTTCGGCGGATTCTATTAGTTCCAGACGGCTTTCGGCGTCCATGCCGTTCAGGAGTTGGGGGAAGGTGGTCATTTCAAATCCTCGACTTGTTGGATGCGGGAACCTATCCAGGAAACGACGGGGATTGCGAACCCGTTGCCGATCATCTTGTAGCGCGGCCCGTCTGCCATCGGTTTACCGTGGTAGGGAACCTGGGTGTGACCATCGGGAAGCCCCTGAAGGCGTTCACATTCTGTTGGTGTGAGGCGGCGCACAACCATTTGGGGCGCGACGTAGGTTCTCGAACTACCGCCGGATGCCGCCCGCACGCTTGCCATCTCCGCCATCTCCGCCATCGAACCGCCTTCGCGGCCACGGAGATTGAAGGCAACGAGATCAGCGTTTACCGGGTCTTGCCAACCACGTGCTCCCTCACCGCCCGGTGTCATGGTCATAGCAACATCGGGAATACTCACGGGAATAAGCATCGGCCCGGCGCTTGTATCGCTACTGTCAGGCTGCTTGCCATAGTTTTGCGTGAGGCAAGGGGCGATTACCGGCACCAGGGGCGTACCCCGCCCGGTTCCATCCTCGGACGCATCGAAGCCCTCGGCGCGCAGCGAGTGCGTGATAAGGCCGTACTCTTCCGCGCCCCGGTCGGCATAGGGGCGGCAGGAGACGGGCGCGGTGACCAGCATCCCCGTTTCAGCATCCTGTTGTGTGGCGCTGCCGGCCGCTTTGCCGGAGTTCATCAGCGAGCCGGTAATAAAGGTTTCACTCTCGAAGTCCATCCTGCCAGACGGGCCGCCGTGCGCATTGCAGGCTGTGGCTACGTCGATAGGACCGCTGGTATTATTGCCCCCCCATCCTTGCACTGCGACGACGGGGTCTTGTCCTCTACTGTCCCCCCCCCGTTCAACCCCTCGGCCACTGCTTGTAAGGCTTGGCGCAAGCTCGTGGGTAAATCCTTTCCCCGTTTCTCGGCGCGGCGGAGGATGCCCCGACAAGCAGTGCTGGTCAAAAAGTACCGCTGCGGGACCGCGCCAGTCTCCAAGATGTCCGACAACGAAGACGCGACGGCGCCGTTGCGGAACTCCGAAGAATTGCGCATCCAGAACTGCCCACTCGACAAGCGCATCTGTCCCGAGGAGAAAACCGGAGTTTCTCCATCCACTTTTCGGTACGTCAACGTGTATCCCAGCCATTTCTCCAACCACAGCAGCAAAGTCTCGTCCACCGTTTGAAGAGAAGAGTCCCGGCACGTTTTCTGCGATTGCCCATCGTGCTCCTGACCACCGAACAACTCGCATTGCCTCGAAGAATAATCCACTGCGCTTCCCTTTCAGACCGGCTCTCTTGCCGGCCACACTCAAGTCTTGGCATGGAAATCCAAAGATCACCGCGTCTAAGTGACCCAAGTCCTTGATCTGATTCTCGGTAATTTTAGTTACATCGCCCAAATTCTGCGCGTCAGGCCAGTGGTGAGCCAACACAGCGCAAGCGGCAGGGTCAACTTCGGAAACCGCCACACACTCCCAACCGAGAGGAGTAAAAGCGAGTTCGGCACCGCCAAGACCCGAGAACAAAGAGATGAATCTAATCGGCATTGGCGATCCTTTCATGTTCAATTCGGTGGCAATTCGGGCAGAGAATAATGCCGTTGGCTATCGTATGCAGTCCGTTCTTCGATTTTGCTACGCGATGGTGCGCGTCACATCTCGCTTTATCCCAACCACATCTCTCACACTTATTGCCGTAGTGACGAAGGACAGCGATAGACCATCCATGTCGAGTTTTGTAGCAATGATCCCCGTTGGAGATAGAGTAGCTTTTTCCTTCGTTCCACGCTCCATCCTGCTTCTTTTTTCCTTGAGCAACAGACCTATTCATACAACCGCACGAGCGTACAGGGGTAGATCGGGTGAGACTGTTCGAGGAAACAACTTTAACATTTCCACAAGTGCAGTCGCAAAGCCATTGGGCATGACCATCTTTCCCTCTACCTGCAAACCCGCGCACAGTGAGACGTTCTGTTTTTAGGTTGGTAAGGTCACAAAGATTGCCAGAGACAGGGACCAACTCCGCGCCGCCCAGGCCAGAGCATACCGACAGGAAGCGCATCACTCCACCGCCACTTTCTGCGCCAATGCAGAATCCACTTTTCCACGCCGATGCAGAACGAAACTCAGCAGATCGATGCAAATTTCTCGAAGCGTTTTTCCACTCTCTGCCGCCTCCACTTTCAAAGCCCTTTGCAACTCGTCAGGCACGTTTCGG